TCCAGATTGCCTCATCGAAAGGTACTGGAACCTACACAGTCGTAGCCAGCAACGGTGTTGCCAAGTCCTGCACTTGCCCCGGATATGGTTATAGGGGGCAGTGCAGGCATCTTGATGAAGCTCAAGGGCAATCATGTTTCGGCCAACACTGACCTTCTTCGGAGCTGTTCAGGTAAGCAGCCTGGCAGTTCCCGTCGAGCTCGCGATCCGTACCACGTGGCCTCTATGGCTGATCATTGTCATAGGGTTCGCTACGTGGGTGCTCTCGATCATGCTGTACTTCGCAATGGAAGAGCTCCTTGGCATTCACCGGCCTTGGTGGCGAGCACGGAAGGGGGGACTCTAAGCACGGTGACATAACGGAGGCTTAGTGCCGAGTAGCAAAATACGTACAAGTGCAGTGACAGGTTTAGTTGGACTAGTAGCTATAGGAGGTGGAATAGGATGCGACAAGATAGTCAGTCACCACAGGGCGAGGGAGAAACCGACAGAGAAGCTGGTAACGGTAGCCTTTCGGACTCCGTTATTGACGAAAGCGAGCCTGACACCTCTTCTAGTGTACTTCGGACAAGTACAACAAGCGGAGGAAGCAAAAGAGGCCGCCGAACGATCCGCCATCTTGACGGCCGAGAGTGCACGGAAGGCTGCGACCACTATAGCCACGCCTGGCGTAACAGGGGGAAGTGATGCGACCTCAGTCGACACAGCTGATTGGGCCTGCATCAGAAATAAGGAGTCGGGAGACAGATACAATGACCCGACAGCACCTTCTGGCGCTTACGGGATCTTGCACAGTACAGCCGATGCTTACGGACTCGCTTGGCCCGTCTCAAGTGACTCGGCTGCTAGCCAAGATGCAGTTGCACTCACCCTGTACAACAAGTACGGATGGCAACCCTGGAGCTCTCGGTATGCCTGCGGACTCTGACTTCTACTGGGACAACCGAGGTATGTATGAGTCCTTTTAACCAACCAAAGCCAGGCCGAGGCGAGACCTTAGGCAAGGCTCGATCGAAGCGAAGCAGGTTCCTGAGCCAATCGAAGGCTGCATTCAACCCCCCAGGAATGCCCCAGAACAACAAACAGGGCTTCCACGGAGTAGCCCATAGAGGCTTCCTTGTCAAGGAGCGTGAACATCGTACGATCCTTTGGCATAGCCCAGGAGCTGGTAAGGGGAGAGGTCATGGGCATCACGCTCGAGGCTACCACCTGAGTGCAGCTACTCGGGCAAAGATCAGTGCGGCATTAAAAGGAAAGCATCACCCGCATAAGGGCGGAGCCCAGTCTGCGGCAACGAAAGCGAGGATCAGTGCGTCACTCAAGAAATACTATGCAGCCAACCCAGGAGCAGGCAAAGCTCGTGCCGTTAAAGCCGCGACAACTCGAAAGAGCCGAGGTGAAAAGGCGTTTGGGGGTAAGCACGGAAAGAAGTGAGGAGGACGAGTTAGCCAACACACCCCAGTTCGACATGGTTCTGGACAAGCTGACTCCCAAGCAACGACTCCAAGTCCTTCGGAAGATGGGCCAGCAGAACCCTGGAAGGAGGCTGACAGGGTGGGAGCGAGCATGGCTCACATTCAACGTCACTTGGATTCTCCTCCTGTGGACTATTCCACTCGTGTTGGTGGGCGCTGCCTGCATGATCACGTTGGTCTTGATTCCGCTCGGCATCGCTTTGTGGGGACTAAGCATGTTGCCTCACACCTACATGCTGGCTCGGTCGATCGAAAAGAAGGCCGGACACCGCTTGTAGGCGAAAGAAATCTTGAAAGGACACCTAGCTTTGGTCCTTCCTGATCATTTATCATTACAGTATTAAAGCAAGCCGCGCAAGAAAGCGGAACCAAACAAAAAGGAGAAACACATCATGGCACGATCCAACACCGCAGCCGCGGACACCTCGGAAGAGACCACGGCTTCAACCGAAGGCACCACCGAAGCGCCCACCGAGGCCAAGGCGGAGAAGAAGACCAAGCACGACCTGCCCGACACGCACGTCACGCCCGTCGGCTTCGCCCACCTGCTCAAGAGCGAGCGCGGCGTCGAAGTCCGCCCTCAGGTCATCTACGGATACCTGAAGAACTCCAAGGACTTCGCCCAGCACGCGAGCATCCACACCGACGGCCGCAACATCGTGGCCAAGGAAGGTGCACTGGCTTGGTGGGACGCCAAGGAGGCCCGCAAGGCCGAGAAGGCTGCCACTGCGGCCGCCGCGCCGGCTGAGGGTGAGACTCCGTCGGAGTAGTCACTCACGAACAACCCGAGCCTGGAGAGAGTGAGGACCCTCTCCAGGCTCGCGGTCTGTTCGAGCTGTCTTGTGAACGGTTGGAGCTTCGCTTGGAGGTGGGGTCTTCCAACCGTTCATAAGGCATCTCGATTGCCTTCTAGTAATGGGCCTAGAGGAGAAGGTATAATATGGTAATACTGCAGCTCACGGATAAAGAGGCCGAGTACATGAAGGACATTCTCGACCTCTGGATTGAGGAGTACAAGGACACTAAGGATGACATCGTCACTGATAGGGCCATTGACTCCGTTGAAGAGCTGCTGTTGGCAACACAAGGTTCCAACATTGCCATCGAGGAAGCCGAACACATTCGCGACCGCCTGGTCCGAGTGATGACTTCCTCTCCACAGGGTCTGGTGAAAGGATTTCCGAATGGTTCAACCTAGTCAGGCGCTATTTCGTAACTGCAACATCATCTACGATGCCATGCAGAAGGTGTCAGAGATCGAAGAGTTGGAAGGTGAGAAGGTCAGGATCTACCACGGCCACTTGACTCGTCTATTCAGTGAATACGGCATCGCTGTGCCTTACTACACGTCCGTTACACGGCGTCTTCGCGACATGGATTGCATTCGGCAGATCCGTCGTGGTGGTGGTAACGCTCCTTCGGTCTGGCTTCTTGTTCAGGCACCCACCGAGGAGATGTTTGAGAAGGCGCCCGAGACGCTAACGCGTCCTGGAGGTCGATCGACGATGTCTTTCCAGCTTCGCCAACAGATCATTGACCTGAACAATCGCTTGAACAACCAGCAGAGAGACATCGACCTTTTGAAGGACTTGGTAATCGGGCGTACAACAAGAGAGGAGCTGCACGTTGTCGACGGAGAGTAGTACCGCCAGCTGGGAAGAGGCGTCGCGCTGCCCCAAGTGTGATAATCAAGGTGTCAAGGTTGCCGAGATCAGACTCGACAGACACCAAGGCAAAAGCATCACACTCGAGTGCCAGCACGAGCTCTGTCGTTGGTACAAGCAGCGTTGGATCGTTCAGGTTAAGCCTGACGGATCGATCCCCGTTCGTAACAACCAGCGAGGGGAGTCGGCATTCCCCAAGCTTCGGGAATCGTCCGAGCTTGCACAGCAGGCTCGTGACGCTCTCGCCCAACTTGGCAACGCAGCCGAAGTAAGACCTGGATCGTGAACGTCGAAGAGGAATGGAAGAAGTTCCAAATCATTGTCAACTTGACCTTTATCGATCCTGATGGCAGTACGGTTCCTGTTGATTGGGACTCGATGCCTGTTACTGATCGGATGCACGCTGAGAACCAGATGAAGATGACCTTCATGAGCCAGACGTTCGGCATCAACTTCGAAACGAACATCTTCGTCATGAAGCGACTCAACAGCCTGTGTGAGTTCGTTGTACGCCAGCTTGCCGAGCTGAAGGCTATCGACAACGTCGAAGCTGTTGAGGCCGAGCTCGAGGCGGAACTCACGCTTCTGTATGAAACTGAGGTCACGAAGTTCTTCAACGAGCAGATGGACAAGTTGCAAGATTCAGTGGACGAAGCAGAGCACCAAGCACGTGTCGCAAAGTTGCTTGGTAGTAACGGCAAACCACCCAACCCAAAGAACTTGCGTTCTCTCTAATCGCGCTCACTTGATCCTTGCGATTAGCCATAGGTTAGACGCGATTAGACCGAGTTTGTCAACGAGCTAAGGGAGTTATAGCTGTGATACGTAGACTCAAGTTAAACTTTAGTCTCCATAGCTTTGGTTCAACTGGCTGCATTATAATAGTTGTATGAAGACAGAAGAGGAGTTAGAACGTAAGGACCTAGAGGATCAGGCCAAAGAGGTCGGAAAGCTCAGCCCTGCGGAGTACGCGAAGCTGCGAGGTATTCGACCTCAACTTGTCTACTGGCACATCCGAAGAGGGAACATCAAGAAGGAATGGTGCGTTTGTGGAAGACGAGTCATCGACGTTCGCCTCGCGGACGAAGCCCTTTCGACGCACCCGCAGATCATCAGGGCCGTCGGCAGGCTTCCCGAAGGAGGAAGTACCAAGAGAACGCATATACTGCGAGAAGGAACGTAAGTTCATTCGATACAGGAATGTGTACACCATATTCGAGTTCGTACCAGGTAGAGCGTACCGTATGAGGTTTTGTAACTTCTGCGATATGATGGTCCAAGAGAGGGGCTTTGATCTTAGTGGCAAAGCAGACAGCTGAGGATAAGTTCAAGAAGGCAGTCTTTAGGTGCTTCAGAGCAGATGAGTACCCAGGTCGTTGGGCAATGACCTCAAGAGGCATTCCTGTAGGCACTAAAGGATTCAATGGTCGCCAATGTCGCTGGCGTGAAGAGTGCTTCGAACAGTTCATGAAGTTGAATCCAAACCACCGAATCACAATCAAGCGGAGCCGTTTGCGTCAGAAAGGTAGTGAATGACACAACTACTTGAAGAGCTGTTCGACTTCCAACGTGCTGATGTCGAGTTCCTAGGAGACAAGACTTCCTGCCTCATCGCCAACGAGATGGGCACAGGTAAGACCTTCGAAGCCGGCGCTCGTGATTGGTACATCCGTAAGGTTCATGGAGATGGCAACACACTGGTAGTAGCACCCACTACGGTGCTCCCAGCTTGGGAAGATTTCTTTGCCGAGCACACTGATCTCAAAACAGTTCGTATCGACCCTAAGAACCGAGAAGCATCCTGGAAAGAGTACACCGAGGGCGATGCACACGTCTTTCTAGTTCACTGGGAAGCACTTCGTCTGATGCCTTACCTGAACTCGATACATTGGCTCCACGTCATCGTTGACGAGTGCCACCGAATGAAAAACAGGAAGGCTCAACAGACGCAAGCCTTGAAAGAGGTCAAGAATGTTTCGTTTCGGACAGCGTTGAGTGGGACTCCTGTTGTCAATGCGCCTCACGAGTTCTGGTCAGTTCTCAACTGGCTCTATCCGAAGCAGTACGGCAGCTACTGGAAGTTCTTCAACTCGTACACCTCCTATGAGATTCAGTATCCACAGGGGTTTAGGAAGGTAAACGGACCTAAGAACGTTGACCAGCTACAGTCTGGCATGAAGGACTTCTACGTTCGCCGTCTCAAGAAGGATGTACTAAAGGACCTTCCAGACAAGTACTACACCAGTATCAACGTCGATCTTACGCCACCGCAAAGGAAGGCGTACAAGATGATGAAGAGTGACATGATCGCATGGATTGGGCAACATGAAGAGGCAGCTCTGATCGCCCCTGTGGTCATCGCGCAGCTAACCCGTCTGCAGCAGTTCGCGGTTGCCTACGCCAGCTTCGACTCTGAAGGCAAGCTCCATCTAGATGAGCCATCGTCTAAGCTGGACGCACTGATGCAGATACTGGAAGACAACCCTGACGAACAGATCGTTGTGTTCAGTCGATTCAAGTCCTTTGTCCATCTAGCAATGAAGAGGTTCGAAAAGCATGACATCTCGTACGTCGAACTCACTGGTGACATACCGCAAGCAGACAGGGGAGGGGCTGTTCAAAGATTCCAAGATGGTCTTGCGCGAGTTTTCATTGGGACCATTGCTGCTGGAGGCGTCGGCATTACGCTCACAGCGGCGAGTACAGTTGTATTCGTGGATCGAGATTGGAGTCCAGCACTCAACAGTCAGGCCGAGGATCGACTTCACCGTATCGGCCAAAAGAACGCGGTACAGGTTGTCGATATCATGGCGCGGGGGACAATCGACTTAGGACGCCATCAGATGCTTGAACTCAAATGGGACTGGATACGTCAACTACTAGGAGATGATTAAATGAACCCTATGCCTTATTCACTCTCGCAGTGCCAGTCAGTCAAGCCTGGTATGTTGGAGAAGCTTGACCTAACTAAGTACGCCATGGAGCCCAAGATCGATGGTTGGCGTATTCTTGTTCGGGCAAACTCGTTTGGATGTGACGCTTGGACTCGCACTGGCCATGATGCAACCCAGAAGTTGCTTGGACCTCTTAAGCAGCTTCAAGCCTTCTGCCATCAGCACCAGATCAGTTTTATCCTCGACTGCGAGGCAGTTGCTATACGGGACGATGGCGTCCCCGACTTCAACTTCACTTCTAGGGTACTAGGCTCGGGTGACGCAGTAGCCGTGCAGAAGCAGCTAGATGCAGAACTATTTATTTCACTCATGGCCTTCGACATCTTGAATGTCGATGGTAGTGACATCCGTCATATGCCTTGGGATGTACGTCGAGATGTTCTATCAGCAACCATATTCAAGCTGTACGACTCCTGCGGAACTAAGGAGCAGTCATTTGTCAGGCTGATCGATACATCCGAGGCAACCGATGATTGGCATACACACTGGACTGAACTCTGGTCTGAGGGTTCCATTCTGAAGCTCCGTGATGCACCGTACGCAGGTAAGCGTCATAAGTCCTGGTTGAAGTGGAAGAAGAACCCGACCGAGGATGTAGTCCTTATAGGGTTCAAGCCTGGAGAAGGCAAGTATGAAGGGCAGGTAGGCGCTCTTGAGTTCGGTCAATACAGATTAGGTATGGACACAGCGAGCTCGCGTGGCTTCTGTTCAGGTATGACTGACGAGATGCGACAGAAGATTACCAACGACGGCGCTATCCTTTTCGGTAGTGTGTTCGAGATCAAACACAATGGCATCCTAGCTAATGGAGGTTTTAGACATCCACAGTTCATCCGATTCCGTAATGACAAAGCTCCAGAGGAGTGCACATGGACATAACTGACCCCACCCCAGACCCGATAGACGTCATATCACAGGCTATCATAGACCTTCAGGTACGCCTGTATAAGCTTACGTTAGGTGAGATAGCTCAGGCCGCGCTCGAAGCCGTTGGCTACGACGCGCTGGTGGCGGAGCGGGACCGGCTGCGTCCACGGTTCTCGGCAATGAATGACGACCCCGTGATGCACTAGTTGAACTTGATCGGATCAGCGACAAATGCGTAAGCGAAACCCTCTTCGAATATGCCCTATGGCCTATTCAGGACATGAATGTGAAAGGTGCTATCACTTGGAAGCCTGCCCTAAAGACATCCATGTAATGACTCTAAGACTCCAAGACTCCAAGACTCCCTGTGGAGTTGTATGAGGCGATTCGTACGGAAGCTTTCGACAGGCGTATGTCAATCACAGGTGTGATTCTTGAAGCAGTCAAGGAGCACTGCGATAAAGTGCAAGCTTGATTGTTCCAGTAAGTTCCTATAAAATAGTAGTTACACGAGAGGCGGAGAGCCAATGTATATCATCAGAACTTCTGATAGAGGACAGTTCAAAAACTGCCGTCAGAAGTGGGATTTTGGAAGTAAGATCCGACAGAACTACGAACCGATCATAGGCATCAAGCCTCTTGACTTCGGTACGGCTATTCATGCAGGCCTAGAGGCTTACTACAATCCCCTAACTTGGGACACGCCGCAGCTCCGTGAGGCTCTAGCTCTGTCAACGTTCGCAGCGACCAATAACGAACAGAAGACCAAGTACCTTTCGATCCATCAAGATGGCGAACTTGTAGCTGAGCTTGATACGGACTTCGAAGAGCGCAATCAACTTGGTCTCGACATGTTGCACTACTACTTCAGCTGGGCACCCGAGATGGACGAAGACTTCGTACCGGTGTTCACAGAGGTCGAGTTCGAAGTTCCTATTCTTGTCCCAGGTGACATATCTGCTGTTAGTATGCCTGATAGGTTTTCGGCTACATTCCCCTCCAGGATTCTTAAGTACAAGGGCGAACAGGTTATGTATCAGGGTCGTATCGACCTCATTGTGCAGAGCAAGTCCACAGGGCGATATCGAATCCGCGATCACAAGACACGAGCCCAGTTCGGGTCCTTAGAGTTCCTCCAGCTAGATGACCAAGGTACCTCGTATGGTTGGGCTATTGAACACTCCCTTGGCATCGACGTCGAGGCGATCGAGTTCAACGAGCTCCGCAAGGCAGCACCCCACGAACCTCAAGCCCTTAAGAACGGGGGCCTCTCTGTCAACAAGCAGCAGAACACTACCTACGACCTCTTTGTCAAGAAGTGCCATGAGATGGGTTTGTCTCTAGCAACCTATCAACCCTTCCTAGAGTACTTGACAGAGAACCCAAAAGAGTTCTGTCGCCGCGTCGTTGTGCACAAGACAGCGAAAGAGTACGAGATCCAGAGTCGACGAATCTTCCTAGAGGCAATCGACATGCTGAACGATCCTGCTATCTACCCGAACCCGAACCCTTCTTGGATGGGGTGTCCTGGGTGCCCGTTCTTCAACCCTTGTCAAGCTACTCAGGACGGCGGCGATGTTCAGTACTTCCTGGACGAGATGTTCCGTAAGCGTCCAGAGACGGAGGCAGCCGAATGATGAAGTACTTGCGCCTCATCCATGTCAATGGCAACTACTGGAATAGTGAGCCTGCAGACTACACGGAAGAGGAAGCGAAAGAAGCCCAAGACCTACTCAATAAGGCTGCGTCAGGTACACTGGACTCACTTTCGTTCCTAACAATGGGAGGTGGCTGGTGGTGCTTCCCTACTAAGCAGATAGCTGCTCTCGGTTTAGTCGACATGACACCAGATGAACTGATCCAATACAACGCAACAAACCAGAAAGGTAAGAATGCTAACAGAAACTAAAACAGACTTAGCAGACCTGAAACTAACACAGAAGACAATCGGAGGACTTAACATCAAGTCGGTCACTGAATCGGTGCCGTACTTGAACATGCTTGTGTACGGCGAGCCTGGTATAGGCAAGACGCGTTTGGCTGGCTCAGCCAGTGAAGTGCCTGAGCTCTCGCCAGTTCTTGTAATCGACGTTGAGGGCGGTGTCCTTTCTCTCGCCAAGGATTATCCCAACGTCGACGTAGTCCGTATCGAGTCGTGGGAGGATATGAATAGTGTTTACTCTGACCTATTCGACGAGCCGGGGCGATACAACACAGTCGTACTCGATTCCATCTCCGAGATGCAGAAGTTTTCTATGTCGCGTATTATGGAAGCGGCCGTTGCTAAGAACCCTATTCGAGAGATCGAAGTGCCCGGAATACGTGAGTGGGGCATCAATGGCGAACAAATCCGCATGCTGGTTCGAGCCTTCAGGGATATGGATATCAACATCATCCTCACTGCCCATGTTCTCGAGGACAAGGACGAGGCTACGAGCACAGTCAAATACAAGCCATCGCTCACAGGCAAACTGAAGAACGAGATCGCAGGCTTCATGGACATCGTTGGCTACATGTACAAGAAGCGGATCAAGGACGAGGCAAGCGGCGAGCGCTACCTCGGTACATTTCTCCTTACCTCGGCAACAGATAAGGAGGTAGCAAAAGACAGAAGCGGTAAGTTGCCTCAGGTCATTGAGAATCCGACAATGGCTGAGCTGTTTGACTACATCAACGGAACACGAACAGAAAGCGAACAATAAAATGGCTGGATTGAAACTGAACCTAGGAGACATCGAACTCAAGAACTTCGACCCGGTGCCTGCAGGTACGTACACCTGTACCGTCACTGCCGGCGAGATGAAGAAGACTTCGGGCGAAGGCAAGCTCGGCGTGGTTCCCATGATCAACTGGGAGTTCACCATTGTCGAGCCCGAAGAGTTCGCCAAGCGCAAGCTGTGGACGAACACTGTCATCCACGAGACGACGTTGTTCAACCTGAAGGCTCTGCTCTTGGCCACGGGTGAGTACACCGATGAGGACCTCGCTACCGAGATCGACTTCGAAATCGAGGACGTCATCGGCAAGGAACTCGATCTCGTCGCAGGTCAGCGCGAGTACCCGAAGGATTCAGGCGAGTGGCGCAACGAAGTCAAGCGCTTCGTCGTTCCGGAGTCGGGCGCCGCGGCCCCTGCAGGTAAGGCGAAGGGAGCAACCAAGAAGTCGCTTCTGCCTTAGCCGAACCTGCCCAAGGTTGTAGGGGCGTCATCGTTGAGCTTCTCCGCCCTCCGATGGCGCCCCTGCATTATCCCGAAAGGAGCAAGTTGCTTGTAGTCTCAAACGAAGCCAAGGAAAAGAGGGCGACTTTCTTTCGTCTTATCTTCCAGGACTATGAAGGCTTCATTTGCATTGCACACCGCGTTGCAGGTAAAGGTGCATTTGGGGAAGAGTTCTTTATGTATCCAGGTGAAATGGATACAATGCTGGGACACGTAGAACTGAAAGTTATGGGGAACGATGTCTGGTTCAGTCCAATGTTGTTTGGAACCAGAGTACGTAGGAAGGACGAAGTCACAGTTACACCAGTTCTTTGGGCGGATCTTGATACATGCGAACCCGCCAAGCTCTTAGTCAATCCAACTATCACAGTTCAAACGTCACCTGGTAAGTGGCAGGGGGTATGGAAACTCAATGAAGCTATTGACCCTTCGGACGCAGAAGCGATTTGTAAGCGTATCGCTTACCACCACGCAGACGATGGAGCCGACAAGTCTGGATGGGATCTTACACAACTGCTTCGGGTCCCCTATACAAACAACTACAAGTACGGGAATACCCGACTTCCGACTGTCCAGATCGTTGACACTGACGGTACGGAGTACACAGCAAGTACGTTCGATGTGTATCCGACGACCGAAGAGCTCGAGAGGGAAGAGATTCCATTTCCAGACAAGTGGCCCCACGAAGATGGTAGCGCAGCCCTAGAGGCGAACAAGACAATCATCCCTCCCCAGGTCTGGCCCTTGATACAGCTGCCTCCACAGGGTGATTGGAGCAAAGCTCTCTGGCAACTCGAGATGCTCCTATTCGAAACAGCTTTGACGCGTGAAGAGGTCTTTCTAATCGTCAAAGACTCCGCCTGCAATAAGTACAAGCGGGATGGACGTAGCGATAAACTCCTGTGGAAAGACGTCTGCAGAGCGCAGGGACAGAAACTCCACCAAAGCATCTTGATTAGTCCTAGTGTCGATAAGGAGCCAGGGTCACTCCTATCGCCTGAGGAGGAAGTGGAAGCTGAAGCCGACATCACATTCATTGAGGAGTACGTCAAGTGGGCGAAATCGTTAGGGGACGCGGCCTGGCAATATCACGAGGCAGGAGCATTTATCATCTTGTCCAGCCTCTTGTCGGGCGCGGTCAAGTTACCTACAAGCTTTGGGATCGTCGTTCCAAACTTGTGGTTCATGCTTTTAGCCGATACGACTTTGACGAGGAAAACGACGGCGATGGACATCGCGATGGAAATGTTGATGGACGTAGATCCAGATTGTATGCTAGCAACAGATGGGTCTATCGAGGGCCTCTTCACGTCACTATCAATGAGACCGAATCGGGCTTCTGTATTCTTACGCGACGAGTTCTCGGGCCTATTAGAAGCCATGACCAAGAAGGATTACATGGCGGGCATGGCGGAGACACTCACCAAGTTGTACGATGGAAAATACCAAAAGCGAGTACTCCGGAAAGACATAATCGAGGTCAAGGACCCTATTCTGATCATCCTTGCTGGGGGGATCCGAACCAAGATTCAGTCATTGTTACAGTTCGAGCACGTCAGTTCGGGCTTCATGCCGAGGTTCGTATTCGTCACAGCCGTATCTGACACTTCTAAGATGATGCCTCTCGGACCTCCCACTGATAGGTCAACTGGTGATCGTCTTCTGATTCTTGACAAGCTTCGTGATCTGTATCTCCGAGTGTCGATGGACCAACAGATAACAGTAAATGGTCATGTAACACTTACTAAGCCTCGCATCGAAGCCCAGTTGACACCTGAAGCTTGGGCTCGTTACAATAAGTTTGAGTCTGACCTACTCGATCTTGGACTTCGTTCAGTAATGCCCGATATGCTGATGCCTACTATGGATCGTCTAGCAAAGAGCGGGCTGAAGGCGTCAGTACTGATCGCAGCTTCCAGAGGGCTACAAAGCAATACCTTGACAGTAACAGAGAAGGACCTGATCAAGGCGATATCATTCGTCAACAAGTGGCGAGACTATGCTATCCAAGTAATCAGGAACATTGGAATGAGTACACAAGAGAGGCTTATTGACCAGGTCTATTCAGCAATCCTAAGATCACCAGACATCTTGCGTTCAACAATCATGCGCAATCACCACCTAACAAAACGTGATGCCGACCTAATCTTGGACACCCTTGAGCAGCGAGGCCTAATCAATCGATTCCGTCTTGGTAGCGGAGAAAGGCTTACAACACATGGCTAAAGGAGTTGCAATCGTATCAGGTGGCATGGACAGTGTTGTCCTTGCCCATATGCTTGCCGAGAAGGACGAGCTCCACTTGCTCTCGTTCAACTACGGTCAGCGGCACGGTAAGGAGTTGATCTTTGCCCGCGAGTGCGCCGAAGACATCGGAGCGAAGTGGGATCTGATCGACCTTCACGAGTTCGGATCCCTGCTAAAGGGGTCAGCGTTGACTGACGACATCGACGTCCCTCACGGGCGCTACGACGATGAGTCAATGAAGGTGACCGTTGTACCCAACCGCAACGCGATCATGCTGGCTCTGGCGACTGGTGTTGCAGTCGCAGAAGGGGCTAGCTACGTAGCTACGGGTGTCCACGCTGGCGACCACGCAATCTACCCAGATTGTCGTCCAGAGTTCATTTCTAAGATGTCCTACGCAATGAACGCAGCCAACGAAGGGTTTGTAGTTGCAGGGTTTAGAATCGTCGCACCGTTTGTGCATATGGGCAAGGAAGACATCTGCGCCATAGGCAACAATCTCGACAGCCCTGTCGATCACGGGAAGACGTGGTCCTGCTATGAAGGCGGCGAGCTCCACTGCGGCAAGTGCGGAACCTGCGTCGAACGCATAGAAGCATTTCAACTTTCAGGTGTGCCTGATCCGACAGTGTATGCTTTATGAGTACAGAGTGCAAAGTAGTCGGCACCTGTCCTAACTGTGACCAGCTTGTTGTAGTCACAGGAGTTGCCGATCCGAGCATGCATGAAGCGCGCATGATAGCTTGGGGTAAGTGGGCTGCGTACTGTTTAATGACAGGCTTCACAGGTATCATCTTAGCAGGATGTGCCTACGGTATAACGGAAATCCTAGTACACCTGCCATGACAGAGACACGACAAGACAAGAGGTACGACGCTTGGTGTGCCCAGCACGAGGAGCATCCAATGGTATGCTTCTGGAAGCACCACCCAGAAGTATGTAATGCCCATCACAGGCAGAGCTGTCCTGACTGTACTATAGTAACGGAGGCAACAGATGCAAGCGATCAGGTTGAAGCACAACTCGGAGATGGGTCACAGACTGACTCTGAGTCCGGGCAAGTGTGAAAGGATCCACGGCCATAGCTGGTGGTTCGAACTAACTATCAGCGGTGATCCTCATCCAGCTACGGGCATGATCATCGACTTTGCGGACGTCAAGCGATGGATGCGGAACTTCATCGACGACAACTGGGACCATAGGCTGATGCTGAATACAGACGACCCTGTGGTTCCCTTTCTCAAGTCGCTGCTGCCTACTGACTCAATCGTTCACCTACTACCTCATTGTGATCCTACGGTCGAGAACGTTGCAGCCTACTTTGGTAAGCTTGCGCGCAATCAGTTCGGCACGGGCTATAACTACCAGGTATGGGTGCAGGAGACCGGAGTCAATGCAGCATACTGGGAGGGTTAATGAGTCAGCAGAAAAGGGTCCTAACAACCTGGATGCACGACGAAGCGACTGAAGTGACCTTCAAAGTGAAAGTCATTCCAGGACGTATTGAACGCTACTACTCGTGGTGTTCAGAGCATGGAGCAACAGGTCAACTAACACACCGAAAGAAGGAGGCAAACAAAGATATGGGAAGTCACATGCATTCCCAACACGCTTGGATGGTTGATAGTCAGAAGGTGCAACGTGCCTAAAGGGAAACTTCGACTAGTTGAACACTACGTTAGTCCGCAGTGCGAAGGACCCCGAACAGGTACGATGACTCAGTTCGTACGCTTCGCCGGCTGCAACATGAAGTGTCCACTTTGGCCTTGCGATACTGACTACGCCATCGATCCCGCAATCTATCGGGAAGGCTCTTCATGGGTTGAACCCTTCGAGTTAGCAGAGCGTGTCGCTTGGATGTATCGTTCCACAGGGGCTTCGAATGTCTGCTTAACTGGTGGAGAGCCATTCCTGCAGGACAACGACGCGTTGCATGACTTCGTAATGGCCTGCGATGCGACGTTCGAGTGCTTCTCGAACGGGTCATTCTCTTACCCCGACTGGTCGATCAATGTGGTCGACTTCGTCATGGACTGGAAGCTTCCAGGCTCAGGTGAGTGGGAGACGCGGATCGAACAGAGAGAGAAGAACGCCCTGAAGCTCATGAGTACGGACGCGATCAAGTTCGTTGTTGCTTCTGACGAGGACCTAGAAGTCGCCGCTGAGACATACGATGGTCTTCTAGGTAAGGACTGTCGAGCTCACTTCTGGGTAGGACCAGCTTGGGACAAGTACGACCCTATCAAGATCATTGACTACATCAAGAACACCGCGTATCCATGGAAGCTAAATCTGCAAGTGCATAAAATGATTTGGCCTCCCGACATGAAAGGTGTATAGTGAGCGAACCAGGAGACGACAGCTTGGTAACGGACATCGCGAATGTCCTGAAGTACGTAACAGGCAACAAGTTCGAAGCACCGCACATGAAGGCGACCCCGAGGAGATGGGCAAGCATGATGGAGATCCTAACCTCGCCGGTTGAGTTCGAGTTCACGACCTTCGAGGACGATCACCAGGAGATGGTACTTGTCGCAGACATTCCATTCTTCTCGTTGTGTGCCCACCACTTGATCCCGTTCTTCGGCAAAGCACATGTTGCGTATATACCGAACGGCAAGCTAGTGGGGCTATCAAAGATCCCCCGCACGGTCAAGTACTTCTCGTCATCGCTTCAGGTGCAGGAGACCTTAACCAGTCAAGTTGCCGACTTTCTTGACGCGCAGCTCGCGCCGAGGGGCGTCGCAGTAGTCATGAAGGGAGAGCACCTCTGTATGGCGATGAGAGGGGTGCAAGTGCCTGGAACACAGACAACAACATCGGCAATGAGAGGAGTCTTCCTCGACAACGACAACACCGCACGTGCAGAGTTCTTAGCTTTGATTCCGTGCACTTGATTTGGTACGAAAGGATGTAGTAAAATAATGATATTGAACTTCGACGAAATGCTCAAGCAGATGCAAGAGGACAGTGATAGGTGGTTTGGGCCGAACATTCACAACAACCTGACTATCATGACTCTCGGCCTTGGAGGCGAGACTGGTGAAGTACTTGACATCGTCAAGAAGCTAGCCCGCGGATCTCTTTCAATGGGCGAGGCAACCGCACTGCTTGAGGAGGAGCTAGTTGACGTCTTCCACTACTGGTTGATGTTGATCGGCATGCTACACGTAGACGTCCAAGCTATCTACGACCGCAAAAGAGAATACAACGAAAGGAGATGGGGTGACGGAAACAAGGGAGTCGGAACCTACAGCGGCCCAAATACTTAACGGGCTTGCTGACGAGTTCAGAGAGTTCTGTCAAGCACGGCATGACGTTGGCGCCAAGGAGTACGGGCCAACAAAGTTCCTAAGCAACAACATGTTCAAGATGATTGCCGAAGAGATGGCAGACATCTCCAACTACTGCATGTACGAGTACATCAAGTTGCGACTCATGGAAGGAGTCCTAGATGAAAGTGGCGCTTATTCAACCCCTCACATTGACCGGAGTGAGGGAGACGGGTTATCACCTCCTTTTGCCTCATTTAGCGGAGCTGGGGAGCTATCGGAACTCCTACGTCAATCGGGGTGGATACAAGATGATGGACAATGGAGCGGCGGAGGGGAACCTAGTCAGTAACTTCGACGTCGTTCGCCTTGCGACAGAGCTCAAGTGCGACGAACTTGTCCTCCCCGATGTGATGGGTGACTTCAACGAAACCTTGAACGCTGTTGAGAGGTACCTAGATGACCTCGAACTTCGCTCCCTGTGGATGGGGAAGTACATGGCCGTCGTTCAGGGCGTGACAGAAGAGGAGGTCAAAGATTGTATCGACTACTACGAGCAGGAGGATGCGATCGATACGATTGCCTTGCCGCGCATCCTTGGAAACACTTTCCCCAGGACGGTACGTCTCGAACTCGCTGCGTACATCAGATCGATATATGGGCCTGACAAAGAGATCCACTGCCTTGGTGCCTTCGCCTATATAGAGGAGGTGGAGGCGCTGCATATGCAAGGGATCGTACGCGGCCTCGATACCTCACTTCCATTCGTTCTTGGCAAGGCTGGTATCGAGCTCATACCAGGATGTGAGTTCGTTTCGAGAGGTAACAACGACAACTTCTTCTTTGAACCTCTCCAGAGAGCTCAGCAAGTCTATTGCCAAGCAAACGTCGATGCATACCTATCTATGGCAGGTATGATGTGACAAAACGACACCCACTAGCAGATTGCGAGAACTGCGGGCTGAATACGCCTGATGCAGCTTTCGTACCAACTATCATACCGGAAGGATGTAATGGAATCGCAATCGTCGGAGAAGCTCCAGGTTACCGAGAGGGTCAAACAGGTAAGCCGTTCACTGGCCCAAGCGGAAAACTCCTTGACGCTGTGCTCAGAAGTCATGGAATCAATCGAGACGAATGTCTTATCACCAATGTTTGCCTCTGTCGTCCAAGAGACAACCGAACGCCTACAAAGGCTGAGGCAGCTTGTTGCTCTGCAAGGCTTACTAACGATCTCGAGCCCGACGACGTCGACACGATCATCGCCCTCGGAGGTACAGCTGCTTCAGCTATTGAGGGCGTCGAAGTCAAGATTACCTCCGCAAGAGTCGGGCCGCCAAAGGAATCGCCGAGATTCCCAGGTAAGCGCATCATCAACACCTTCCACCCAGCGTACATCCTCCGCGCGCAAGACGCCTTCCCCCAACTCGTAGATGACATCGGAAAGATCAATGCCACCGTTGGATCAAGTTGGCAACCCCCAACGTTTAGAGTCTTTGATACGGGCGATGACGCTTGCGACGCACTGCGAGAACTGTGTATTCGACTTGAGCGCCCTGACGGACGAAGAGTGGTACTCGACATCGAAGTCGGAACTGAGAAAGACTCCGACTTCACTCATCCAGATCAATATCAGCTGTTGTGTGTTGGACTTGGTTACGATCGAGGAAAAGTGGCCGTTCTTGGTGAGGGTGCACTACAAGACCTCCGAGTGCGAAATCTGCTCCGTCGATACCTTGAGGATCCACGAGCCCGTATATCGGCGCATAACGGAAAGTTCGACCTAGCAGGCCTTCGGCCTATCAGAGTAAACGCCCGCCTGAGTTTTGACACCATGCTGGCCAGCTATGTGTTAGACGAGCGAGCTGGAACGCACGGCTTGAAGTACTTGGCGGTAGAAAAGCTAGGGACGCCTCAGTATGACCTCGAGATCAAAAAGTACGTCCTCAATAAAGGTGACTCATATGCAAACATCCCACGAGACATCCTCTACAAGTACAACGCGTACGACGTTGCGTGCACTTGGGATCTGCAGGACATGCAAGAAGCAGAGCTACGAGACGACCACGGTCTCCGAAAGCTGCACGATTTCCTTATCTGCGGATCCACCTTACTTCAAGAACTCGAAATGTCAGGATTGCGGGTTGACACTGGGTACCTTGCCGCCCTCCATCTGGAATACGAACGAGCTATGGATGCAAGGAAGCGGGTGCTCAGCCGTTTCGTTGATAATCCCAACTCCCCGAAGCAGGTCAAGGAAGCACTAGCCGAAATGCATATCAACGTCGAGAGCACAGCTGTCGACGTCCTACTAGAGATTCAGAAGAGAGCAGAAGGCGACCTAGCCTTCTTTATTGAACAGATGCTCCTGTGGAGAAGGGAAGCGAAGCTGTATGGTACGTACATTAAGGGCATTTCGAAGCGTCTGTACAGAGGGCGGATCCACCCATCCTTTCTACTTCATGGAACTACGACTGGTCGACTTGCTTGTCGAAATCCGAATCTGCAGAACGTTCCACGGGAGTCGAAGATTCGAAAGATGTACGTGCCCGACAGCGGGAACGTTTTCGTCCAAGCAGACTACAAGACGATCGAGCTCAGGGTGGTTTGTGTATTGGCGCGTGACCAAGCTCTCGCGGAAATGCTCGACCCATCGAGAGACATCCACTCTGAAGTCGCCCTCAGGTTCTTTGGTCCTGGGTTCACGAAAGAGCACCGAGTACGTGCGAAGGCTGTAGTGTATGGACTTACTTACGGTCGAGAAGCTTACGACCTTGCAATGGAGTTTGATATTCCAGTCAAGGAAGCTCAGGCATACATCGATATCTGGTTCAGTATGATTCCAGATACCGTAGCATGGCGACAGGAGGTAATGCGATCGATCCTTCAGGACCAAGAAGATCTGATCTCACCCTTTGGTCGACATCGTCGCTTCTGGCTTATCACCGACGACAACCGAAAAGACGTCCTTAAGGAGGGCCTTGCATTCCTACCACAATCGACTGCTAGTGACATTAACCTTGCTGCTGCATATCGCATCCAGCAGATGGGAATGGATGTCAAGCTACTTGTACACGACTCGACTATGGTTGAGTGTAAAGAAAGTGAGGCAGACGACGTGGCGCTAGTTATGTCGGAAGTGATGGAGCGAACTGCCGTTGAACTATTCAGTGACTTCGTTCCATTTCCTGTCGACGTTAAGATAGGCGACGATTGGGGAGCTGTATGAAGACTTGTAATGAATGCGGCTCGTACGCACAACCATGTGATGACTGCGGCGACCCTGCCGTTGTTCACGACCACAGGACGGATTCGTACTACTGCGAAACTGATAAGGACAATCACGACTCCAGTGAGCAGTTCGCAATGGAGACCGAAGATGCCGACGTATAGAGGATCCAAGAGTACAGGTCAGCGTAGCTGGCCTCCACTACTTAAGCCTTGGCACGCTAGGCAGAAGCGAGAGAACCTCGAGTACAGTCTTGGGTACTTTGCAACTCGCGACGAAGCTAAGGATGCAGAGACAAAGTTCAACGAGGAGTGGCCTAGGAGGAAGAATGGCTCGGGGTAGAAATGCTGAAATCGGAGACAAGTCAACTGCAGCTAACGGATATCACTATGTTAGGTGCGCTTCAGGTTGGCGCCTTGAGCATCATGTTATCGCCGAGGAGACTCTTGGCCGTGCGATCGATACCGGGACCGATAGGGTCATCTTCAAGGACGGTGATCGTGACAATCTCAATCCCACTAACATTATTGTTAAGGACAAGGGAGTAACATCGAACAAGACAAGGAAGGCCAGACTTAAGGCCCGCATAGCAGAGCTACAAGCCGAATACGATGCAATGGAGGATTAGTGCTGTACACATGGTCAACGTCAACACAACCAGGTGCTGGCGTCATTCACTTAGTTCATACAGAAGAGTTGACAGACTTCGCCCATCTCGAGGCAACCACAGGGAGAGCGTCCGTCGAGGCAAGAGGAATAGGAACTCTATGCAATAACGTCATCAGTCGTGGTGTTGTCTCCAAAGACCTTCCGATGGGTGATGACTGTACTAGGTGTTTGAAGTATGCCGATCAGCGCGATCTATCTAAGAGCTGAGCTCTTGATCCTTGCTCAGAAGCCTATGTTAGACGCGATTAGACTCGTTTGACATCACTAGCTAAGCGAGTAGCTCATGCGCTTGGACATCGATGTTAGACTCAAGTATAAACTATGAGAGAGGCAAGAGAGAATGCGTGTATTAGCTTTTGATCCTGGAGGTACAACAGGTTGGGCTTCTATGGTCTTCTATCAGGGCGCTGGTGTAGGAGGTGGAGATCACTTCGAATGGGGCTGCGGCCAGTTTGGGCCTTTTAAGCAGCATAGAGACCTATTCCAGTTTCTTAAACTGCAGGAGCCTGACGTGGTCATCTACGAAAGATTCGACAAGAGGGCTAACCTAGGAGCTGAGTTCATGTCGATTGAGTACATAGGTGTGATCAAGTTACACTGTCAGAGAGTTTTCCAACCAGACATATACGGGCAGCGCGTCTTCGAGCAGTCATCAAGTCAGGCGAAAGGGTTCTGGACAGATGATAAGCTCAAGAAACTCGACCTGTGGAAGCCTGGAATGAAACACGCAATGGACGCTAGGCGCCATTTACTTTACTGGATGATGCAGAACAACCAGCTTCCGGGAAGCTACTTGGAGATGCTACGCTGACTTGTCCTTAAGCAGTATCTTGATGCGATCCATGAACTCGAGTAGCCCGCCAGTGACTACAGGGGTACCATCAGCGTTCCGAAGAAAGGGATCAGGGGACCCCTCGATGAACTGTATCACCTTCTTGAGGGATACATTCACATCGATGTAGTCCGACTCAAGCTTCTTGACGCGGCCATCAATGCCTACCATAGTAGTGTTAGCCTTGACCTCGTGCTTCCTCCACATATGCCTTATGAGGCTAGGCCCATAACGAAGGCTTCCACCAATAAGAGCAACTCCACCACCACTAAATAGGGCAGCTGAGGTACTCGAGGACACTGCGAGCATTAAATCAACGAGCAGTTGGTAGGTGCAAGGGACTTAGTGATTCGAACTTCTATGGAGGCAATCTGCTCTTGCACCTTAGGCGGTAGCTTGTTCGTCGGACCTGTAATCTGTCCAATGAGATACTCATCCACGCCAAGGTTAGTTGCCCTAATCCCATTTGACACACCGCAGTTGTGATAAGTGTCAAGACGCTGGTTAACAGTTAAGCCAGCAAGTCCTATGACACACACAACTAGGATTCGAATAGTCCACTTGCTACGCCTCTGGTAGTCAGTGATGGTATCAATACGAGCTGTCAGCTTTTTGAGGGCTTCAGCAACCTGCTGGCCGACCTCGATGACGCGCTCCTCAAGAGGTCTACTATCATCTTGTACGTGTTCCTCGATAGTCATTTTGCTCCTTTCCCTCTCTCGTCCAGGATGGCATTGATATCGTTCATGAAGTCGTAGGCCTTATCAATCAAGTCAGTTGCCTTCTCGGCAAGTTCCTTTGATGTAAGATGCTCATCATCAGGAGGCTTCTTTTTGCCCCACAACGTACTAGCTGGGGAAGACAACGGCCCAGGTCTTAGGACCAACGATGCCGTCGACAGTGAGACGGTGCGCCCTCTGGAAGGCCTTGACGCTTGCGAGAGTAGCTTGCCCGAAGACGGCTTGGGTCTCCACAGGGTCGACAAGATGCGGCTCATTGAAACCGTCCTGGCTGAGTTTGACTTGCAACATCCCTACAGCAAGACCTGTCGACCCAAGCCTCAGCGTTTGCTTCTTGGCAGCTGCGACGAGTTGGCCGATCACTTCGAGGTCGGGTACCCCTGAGGCAGGCTGGGCGGCTTGAGTCACTGGAGGCGATGTCGGTGCGACAGGCTCTTGAGCGGCACCACCGAAGAATGACTGGAAGTACTCTTCCGTGTCAAGCCAGATGTTCATGTCGAACGCTCCAGCTGCGCCTGGGATTGAGCAGCTCGAGGTGTACTGGTGAATGGTCGAGGGAGTGATCACGCTCCCAGGGTTGTTGTTGTACTCAGCCAACCAAAGACCTGCCCCACCTGGGAAGCCTTCGTGAACCTGTGATTGGTTCAGGTAGCTCAGAGCTCTTGGGTGGATGTTGATTAGGTCATGAGCATGCTGCACGTATTCAGCAACACTCAGACCTTCCGGGAGCTCGATGTCGTCGGTCTGCGGAAGCGTCGATACCTTCTGGTACAACGCCTCCTCAGCGGCAACCTGATCGTTGCCCTGATCCATCAAGTAGCCTGCGAGGTACTTAAAGCCGGCCGCTCGGGCTTGAACGACGTCGATCGCTTGGTCAGGGTTTACGTAGCCTGTGCCCTGTGTGATCTTGATGATGGCGAAAGGCTCTTCGCCTCCACCGAGCGCCTTCAGCTCCGCATAGATTGCAGGCCAAGCCATCGGGTGCTGGTTGTTCGACGATACGTCAACTCCGTAGTGCGGCATTATAATGCTCCTATCGCTATGAGGTCGTAACCCTCCTGAATGATACACACCTTGTCACCTACCACAGGGACGTAGTGGTTAAGCGTTGGTACTCCTGGAATAGCATTACCTGCAAGAGTGATGTCTACAGTAATGGGTGGGCCAGTGTTAACTGCCGTGACCTTACCCCAACGTCTTTGGTTCGAGGGCTCTTGTGTGCCAGTCCCATTATCAATGAGACTATGGAAGGCAGCTGCGAGCTTGTCTAGTGGCCTTGACTTAATCATAGTCCAGGTATCACTCCTCTACAAGTCATCGTCTGCGTTCCTGTTCCACTTGATCCGCTACTACCTCCTGCTTGAGTTGTGTTCTCTCCCGCAGGCGAGATTGCAAACTGTAGCTTGTCTATAGTATATAGCGCGTTGAGTGATAGGGCACCTCTGCTCAATCGGACAACGTCCTCTTCATCCTGGGCAGGGTTTGGAGGTCCGATAGCTGTTACTTGATCTGAACGGCCTAAGTAGTAGACCAGTTTGGCGTTGGCCAAAGCTTGTGCCTGAGCGGTTGAGGTGACGATGGAGCTTTTGTAGAAAATGGGGCGGTCACGGAACGGGCCATTGACATACGTCGGCGATGCAGGGTTCGTGTCCATAGCTTCAGCCTGGTAGGTATCAGTCGTACTGGATGTCTCAGCTGTCACGATCACATGATTGTATACAGTGCCATCAGCAACAACATTCTTCTGCAACTCGTCAAGCATGAATCCATAGCCCATATCGGAATCACTGTAGATCCACGACTGTGCTACATTGACGGGGTCAGGCGTCGGGCGCATCACACACGTTCCACCACGATCGAAGAATAGATCCATACCGATGGCGGTGGCCATCTGTAATGCTGCAGCCCATGGATCCTGGTTAATGTCAAGAGTGATTAAAGGTGTCACATACGAAGTAGGGGCGAAGTTGAACTTCAGGCTTGAATCACGTGAGGCCAAGAGAGCTTGGATCGCAGCTGCGTAGTTCGTCCCGGCAGCAATCGTTTGAACAGCTGTCAAGGCTTCTTGTGAGATGATCCCTGACCTATCATAGCCCTTAACAGTGAACTCGAACTGGGTACCTTGATCGTCTGCGTCATCTTCCTGGATGTAGAAGATGCCCATCTGCACTGGATTGTTAACCGGTCCAAAGAATACTGTCAGCGACTGACCATAAGGCGCAATCACGTCTGTCGCAATAGCAGGCACAAGCGCCCTAGTAGGATCACTAATGGTCAGAGTACACGTTCTACGAGTAGCAGCGGTGTAGTCAATAGTGATCGTACCGTCAGTGATCTCCAACATCTGTCCAGGTGTACCATGAGCATCGTTAACCTGAGCCGTAATCTGCTGAACAGCTCCCCTCTGAACGGCTGCGAGGTAGTCAGGAGTTAGATACTGCGTCTGCACTACGGACGGGCCTGCTCTATTGCTTGGAAGCTTACTTGACGATAAAGGCTGGCAGCATTGACTAGAGTGTTAGTCAAGTCAGAGCCAATACGAATGTACCAGTGCTCATTTATCGACGACTGCAACAAAAGCGTCTTCTGCATATTACGCAGTGCAAGGAACTTCTGGTACTCAGCATCATCAAGAAAGTCAATCTCAACTGTAAAGACTGCCCCCTTGATTGTGTCAGCGATGACTGTCATGTAGGGAGCACCCAGAACCATATGCTGTGCCTGGGTCTCACTTGTGACGACTGGCAAGGTGTCCATAATGACCTCAACACTAATAGCAGTGGTAGGGTCAAGAGGATCTTCAATCCACCAAGCTGTATTCAACATCGTACAAGTTACAGTAGCACTAGGCAACGATACAAGAAGAGAGGTCATGAAGGGCTCAGAAGAGCTTTGAAGGCTTCAGCCTCAGGTGTATCAGGTAACGCCATAGACGCAATCTGCTCAACGTGGCCCTCTTGTAGTAATGGTACCTGATCGGGAAGAGTATTCACACCTCTCTGAGCTGCCGCCTGTCGATCGCCTCCTACAGCAATCTCGATTGACACGCGATCTTGATCGAAGCCAAAGTCCCTGTGGGTTGGTCTCCACAGGGCACGAGCTTGATCAGTCAGCTCACTAGGAAACCATCCCTGTAGGCACTTGTTGCAGATCCAAGGAGCTACGTCAGGAGCAAAGCTGTGAGTAGTAGGCGCTAACTCTGCGCCGCAGTTGGGACAAGAAGGGTTGGTCATGCTGTCGCCTCAATGAATGCTCGGTACGAACGAACCTTATTAGGGACAGCTTCGTAGTCACGAATGGAACATGTCTGAGTAGAAGGGTCAACAGGAACACCATTTCCATTTCTAACGTAGTCCCAGTTAACTCCTGCATCATCACTGAACTCGAGAACAGCTTCCTGAAGCCCTACAAGGCCTCCGCGGGACCATACAGGAGTAGCTCCTCCAGGAATCAAACCTATATGGTCAAGGTACCAAGTCTCACCTACAGCGGGTGAGTGGATTGTAAAATGTAAGGATACAAATCTTGCTGCGGCAAATAGAACGCCTCCCCCAGCAGACGTGGTCTCCCATGCCCCAGGGACCCCAGGATCACTGTTAGTATCAGCAAACAAGCTTGTACCTGCGGCATCATACTGCTCAAAAGTAAAGTCCCAGTTGTTTGTGCTACCAGCATAGATACTTATCAGTCTAACAAAAGCAAACACCGTTGAAGGACCAGTAGCGGGGATGCCTGCTACTCCTACAGGTAGAGTAAGGATAGCATCGCCGATTCCAGTACAAATAGCCTTTAATGAATGTGTACCTGGAGCAACTGCTTGGTCAGTAGAAGAGGAAAGTGCCGCATTCGTAGCTGACCATTGCCCTACAGTACCACCTTCAAACCCGGCACTATCGTAGTCCAAAATGTTATCTCTGGCTTGAACTGAAATCAGATTGTAGGGTGCACCAGTAGTTCCATCCGTCTGCGACACAGCTGTGATAGACGGGGCATGGGGAGCGTCGTAGTTCTCAAAGAAACTTGAAGTGGCCCACTCACCTGTAATAGGGCCTGTCTCGGTAACCTGTACGTAAGCAACATACGACTCGTTAGTAGCTAGAGGGATACCAACCTGAATAGCTGCTCCAGAGCCTGTTACCGACCCGCTATCCCAAGTACTGGGTGATACGCCAGGAATGAAACCTGGAATAGCTGCTTGGGCGGCCGTGTACACTATTGCTTGGAATGAGATGGCAGTATCACCCGTATCAATAGTCACAGTCCAAGCAATAGTTGGCTGAGGATCAACTATAGTACCTGCAGGCTGTAGGATTACTACTCGAGGACCATCAGTTGCCGTTACAAGGAAGTCAGCGGCGAAAGGACCTTGTAGGCTATTCGAAGCTTCCTCTGTTGCGGCCGACCAGGTATATACATCGCCCGATACAAAGATACCTGACGGAATCAGAACAGCCCCACCTGTATCTGCATTCCAAGCTATGGTACCCTGAAAGGCTGCACCGTTCCAGTAGTTGTAGCTAGAGGCACCTTGCAGCTTCATTCGGTATGCGAAACCAGAGTACGCGCCACTGTCTCCTGAAGGGTTCCCGTTCGCTAACCATTCAAACGAAGTAGCAGTCAGTCCAAGGTTAGTGAACGCATTATTAGCAGGCGATGCTAACGTAGGAGCAAGTGGTGCGTCCGCTGTATGATATGTAACGAATCCTTCCCCAGTAGTAACTCCCCAGAAAGCATCCGTTAAGATAGGATCAGTAACAGTAGAACTTACCCAGTTGTTGCCTCCACCCCCTCCACCCCCTGATCCAGGGTTACCAGAACCTCCTCCGCCCCCACCAGCAAGTTGACCTCCTCCGCCTCCACCCCCACCGCCTCCAGGGAAGATGCCTACGAAGCCGTTCTCTGCGCCTGAGTTACCTCCAGCACCTGCAGTACTTCCAGAACCGTTAGTTCCGGCGAATGCACCTCCGAAGCCTCCTCCAGCACCTCCAGCAGCAGTACCTCCACCATTAGCACCCCCTATACCAGCACCACCAGGTTGCATATCGTTACCAGGACCACCATTAGTAATACCAGTAGCATTGCCTGCCTGGCCTCCTGTACCGCCTACGATGAAAGATGTTTGCCACTCGCCTCCGCCGCCGCCGCCGCCGCCAGCTTCAGCCAAAGGTGCTCCTGCATAAGCAGTGGAACTGATACTAGTAGAACCACCTCCATGACCTCCAGCAAACCCTGGACCTGTACCAGTTCCACTTGGGGCTCCAGGACTGAAGCCAGACCCAGAAGCATCGCCACAATCAATAGAGATAACGTCACTCGGCGACGCTGGGAACGATCCCTGGATTCGACCTCCATTACCTCCGTAGATAGTTCCACTAGCATCGTATGCACCTGCCGAGCCTCGAATCTCAAAGACAACAGAACCATTAATTAGGGTAGCAGGCATTGTTACTGAACCCGAACCACCTGCCTGACTAAATATCTGCTGCGTCATGGTGCCTTCGTTCCGTTGATCTTGGCTGTGAGTACGTTCGCGAAGTTCGTCAGCGACTTGTCCATTACATCTCCAAGCGACCCAATAGCTGTTGAGTCCATAGAACCGTTTACAGGTGCTGTAACTTGAACTGCACCCTTAGGCACGTTGACTTGTACAACAGTTCCTCCAGCAGCTCCCGATGCAAGCAAGCGTCGCATGCTATTCGATCCAGTAGTACTCATGCCAGTAGTACTGACCATGGCACCAATAGTTCTGTTGACCTCGTTCTGGTACTCTTTGACACCAAGGATTAGCCCCTGCGGAATAGTGTTACCAATCTTCCGGAACAACTGTGATGGCGACGCTGACTGGAGAGCGCCAGATGCTATCTTGCCGATGCCATTAAAGAGGCCACTAAAGAAGTTAGTGAACCCATGCCAGATAGCTTTGATACCATCCCATAGCCCATTAACGACATCCTCACCGATCTGCTTGAACAGTTCGTAGGTTCCCTTAAAGAAGTCCCCCAGCAGGTGGGCTCCCTTACTGAAGAAGTCAGAGATCAGATGCCACAGGGCGATGATGCCATCATGAAGGCCGTTCACAAGATCCTTACCAACTGAGTACAAGGCATTGTACACATTGGTTGCCAACTGTTTAAAGAAGTTCAGGAGCGCGCCAAAGATGTTGGTTACGGTGCTACTGATATCGTTCAAGACATTACTTACGGTCGTCTTAATATCATCCCAAGCCTTACCCCACTTACCTGTAATCAAGTCCATGGCGACACTAAAGATACCCTTAATAGCGTCGAAGCCTGTCTTGATGTAGCCTGTAAAGGTATCCCAAGCCACTTTAACAACCAGTGCGATCGCGTCCCAGGCTGTCTTAAAGATGCCCTTGACAAGGTCCCAACCAACTTTGACTACGGTCTCAAGAGCGGCGATACCTACACTAATGTAGTCAGCTATGATATCCCAAGCGAACTTGACTATGTTATAGATCTGATTCCAGGCGAATGTAAATACCGAGCCTAGGATCTTCAGACCTGTAGTGAGTGTCGTTGCAATGATATTGTATTCAGTCAGGATAGTTGTCTTGATCATATTCCAGATCAATGATACTGTCGCATGAATCGAGTTCCAGAAGCTCTTCCACCAGTTACTCATGGCAGTCCAAGTGTTCCTAAACCAGGTAATCAAGCTACTTACAACGGTGTAGACGGCAGTGAAAGAGGCAATATATGTATCCATAATCGTTGCCCCAATAGTTTGGATAATCGCCCAGGCATCTTGAGCCCACTGAATCAAGTCCTTCTGATACTTGATGGCGAGTGCAACAGCTGCCACGACTGTCAACCATGGGAACACTAAGGCACCGATAACTACTGCAAGAACCTTGAACAAAGTCTCGTGGCTCTTAATGTAGTCGAAGACGACTGCAGCGCCTTCCTTAATAGCCTTCCAAGCATCTCGACCCCACTGTATCAAGTCCTTATGGTACTTGATGACCAGAAGTACGGCGCCAGCAAGAAGAAGCAGTGGTACCATGACTTCTGGGAAGGCTGCAGTTAGCAGAGCAAGACCTGCGACAACGTCTTCGATGTGACTCTTAATCCAAGTCCAAGCATCCTTCGCCCAGATCAAGAGATCCTTGTGGTACTTGATGATCAGGAAGAGAGCAACTGGAATCAGGATCAAGGCTGCCATGAGGCCTGCGAACACACCAATAGCAGCTCCAAGTGCAAGACCCATAGTCATCAAAGCTCCAATGAACGACAGGATCGCGCCACCCACAACAAGAAGGATGCCAAGCAAGGCAGCAAAGGCTGACAAGATCAGAAGCACATACATAATGATCCGGCGTGTACTTGGGCTCAACATCTCGAACCAGAGGACGAGTCTGCCGACAGCCTTAGCAACTGTGTTCACCACAGGGAGAAAGGCATTCCCGAACTCTGTCTTCAGAATGGCGACGTTGTTCTTCAGTAGCTGAATCTGAGCTGTCGGCTGCTTGAACATGATATCGTAGGCTTTTTGCATCTGTCCCTTAGAGTTGACCATGTCGCCTACCATACTGTTCAACTGCTTGTAGTTCGGGATAGCAACGTCAAAGAACCTACGAGCCTGAATCGTACCAAGACCAAAGGTGTTCTGGTATGCCTGGGCGACCGAACCAGCAGACTTGACTTGTGCCTGCCAAGCAGGACTCTGGGCGATCTCGGTGACGATCTCATTCATCTGCTTCATCTTACCTGCAGAGTTCAGAGAGCTGACACCTATAGCCTGCAGACCAGCTTGGAAGGCAGGCTTGTTGACAGACTCCAGAGCTCTAGCCAGAGAGGTTGCGGCTGAAGCTGTAGTGAGACCATTCCTAGTTGCGAAGGCCCAGGAACCTGACATCGTATCAAGTGTCTGGCCAGCAGCGACTGCTGCAGGGACAACACTGCCTAGGTGGTTCATGAAGTCAGAGTAGCTACCGACTCCAATCTTGACCATCTCGAACTGGTCATCAAGCAACTTGTTGACATCTTTAACGGGAACCTTGAAAGCGTTCATCTCCTGCATCGTGCCCTTTGACACAGTCTGGAGATCGGTCATACCAGCAACGCCAGCCTTGGCGAACTGAGTCAACAGAACTTTGGCTTGAGGCAAGTTGACACTCAGGGACGAGAAGATGTCATACAAGCCCTGCTGCATCTGATCGAATGGTTCAGGGATCTGCGAGGCTACCTGGCGACCTACATCTTCCAGCTGCTGGAGCGAGATTCCCAACCCTTGAGTCTGCGTTTGTGCGTATGCAGCTTGTTGCGAGTACTGCATAGCAGCCTTGACTGACTTCGCAAAGAAGTCTAAGCCAAGTGCACCTACTGCCCCGATCATAACACCAGCACTCACCATAGAGCGGCCGATGTTACTAAGCTTTGTCCCTGTGGCTACCCCCTCATCACCCAGAGCGCTAACTGACTTACCAGCAGACGCTAGTCCGCTCTCAGCCAAGTTAGTCGCCCGGATGACGATGTAGAGGTCGCTGTAGCCTAGAGGCACTAGTGCTTACCTCCCGCCTTAGCAATCATCTTGTTTGTCTCGATCTCTTCCCGAGCATTAGCCATATCAACAGCGATTAACATGGCACGCACCAGGTAGCAGTCTTGATCAAACATTCCTCCAGACGATGGCAAGGTATTGAAGGCCTTACAAACGGAAGTGATCTGGATGACTCTGTCTGCATCAGCATAACTGGCATCCCTTGACTTCCGCTCAAAAACGATCCGGCTCTCTAACCGGATCGCTAGTTTTTTAGGTCACCCTCAAAGTCGTGCATATCGTTGATGAGCTGTCCGATCTCGTTGCCGACCTTAGGGTCGAGTACCTCCATGATGCTTGCGGTGCCAAAGTTGAGAGGCGCGCCATCCTCGCCCGTCAAGTTGTGATCAACGACACACTTGGCGAACTCGAACAACGTCACCTTCTTGTTCTGCAACTCCATCGTACCGCCCATCTCATTGACGTCACCGGAGAAGCCCATTAGCATCGCCATGTCACGTCGGGCGAGCCAATCTCCATACGTCATGCGCTTCAGGGTAACAAACCCATCAGGTGGTGCGGACTTCAAGTCGAACCTCTTTGGTTCGATACTGATACTTGCTTTGGGCATCGCGGGCCCTACCTTTCCTTATGTGATGGACTCTTGGCAGTTAACCGTGGTGATAATAGCTGCGCTACTACCCAGGTTGTAGATGCCGTCAAAAGTCACTGACGATCGGATCAGGGTGCCCTGACCCGACAGCGCTGCCACCATGTACTCATTCGGTAGTGGCGAAGGAAGGTTGAAGTTGACTGAGTTGTTTGCACCCTTGGTCAAGAGAACAGTCAAGCCTGACTCGATGACCGAGAGCTTGTAGAAGTTGTCGTACTCCGTCCGACTCGAGAAGTCTCGGTCGCACTTGTACTGCAGCGTGCGCTCGCCAAACACAATGAATGTTGGCTTACGTGTGCTCTGCATCCGGTGCTCGGCCACGGCGTTGTCGTTCACAGTCAGCGTGAACTTGTCCATGTCGAACACCTGCGTACCTGCAGGGATCGAGATGTCGAAGTTACCGGGACCGAAGGGGATCACTGTCGCATACGTCGGCGTAGGTGCCGACTGCGTAGCTTCATCGATCCCGACCATCGTCGCCTTCACCATCACGATGCCATCGTCAGAGGCGTCGTACTCGATGCCGCTCACGACACAACCCGTGTACCCGAAGACGATACCGTTTCGGACGATAGTGATTGACATCGTCCGGTTCGGAAGAGCTCCATGGTAAGGCGTGGCCACATAGACGAAGTTCGTTGAACCTGTCTTGACTACGTTGTTGCGTCCAGCGTACAGGAAGTATGGCAACACGTCCTCCGAGAGCTCGAACGTGATGTCGCCCTTGATCTCAGACATACCAGGCACAATCCCGATGACGTCTGCAACGCCTCGGATCGTACGCCGTTCGATATTCGACTGGGAGTACTCCAAGGTCTCCGAAGCGATCGGGAAGAACTTCGTAGGAGCCACGTAAGTCCCTGGCGCGCTTGAGGACTCCAAGGCGATACCAAGTACCCCTGTGGCTCCAATGTCAACTGCCGGCCAACCTGTAACAGGCATTAGTTTGTCTCCTTGCTAGAAGCGTCAGGGTTCGCGGCCGCGGCGGCTTCCGCAGCTTGTGCTTCGGCCAGCAGAGCGTCCGCCTTTTGCTTTGGCGTCGGATCGGTACTGGTACTGCTCGTGCTGCTCGGCGTTCCAGTAGCTGCCGGCAGCGGATCACCGACGACGACATCCACAGGGACTGCTTTGTAGGCAGTGACCTTGTCGTCAGGGATCTCGGTCTCTACACCGTTCACGAACATGCCTAGGGCAATGAAGGTTCGGTACTGTGTCTCGTTGCCCTCACTGTCAAGGAGAACGAAGGGGTGAATGACCTCCACTTCTGCAGGCTCAGATCCCTCCTCACCCTTCGACATGTTTGGCAGATTGACTGTAACTTTCATATCGTCTCCAGTCCGGGGGTGATAAGGAACGACTTGTTCATTCCTGAGTAAGTGATCTTGGCACATCTCATCAGACGGTTGCCTCGAAGTGCGTAGCCAGGGTCAAGAGCGCTGCAGATCCCATACAACAGAAGACCACCGAGAGTCCAGTCAGCATGCATGACATCTTGGATGCTGTCCATCAAGATGTCTTTCTCTTTGGTAATGGCCTCGATGTTGTTGATCTCTTGAATGTATACCATGATCAGAACGTCGAACATGTTCTGCATTCTTGGAGGATGACTTGCGCCATCGAACTTTCGAGTCATCGGCGCCGGCTCGACACAAAGAGTAGGGGTTCTAGCAATCGCCATCTGGTCGCCATAGTATATATCTGGCGTCCCATCGGGACGATTGGAGATTCCCAAAGCCGGGGCAGCTGCAACAAGAGTGTCGAATACACCTTGAACAATGTCCTGCGACTTATACGTGGTGACGTTGATTGGATTACTCATGTCAACGCTGCTATGTCAGTCGCGCTGAAGCCTGCAGCTAGTGCACGCTCGTGGAGCCAAAGATCAAAGACGGCATCGATCTCGTCAACGTCCTCAGGCTGGATAAGAAGGAAGGGGCGAGGAGGCGTCTTAATACCATACCCACCAGTGAAGCCTCTTTGCTGTAAGGCTCCATACCAGCCTGCAGGAGTCAAGTTGTCAACGTACGCGCTGTCGGGGGTAATCGTCCAGATATTGAGCTGCTGGGCGATGCGCATCAAAGCGCCTGACTTGATCAAGGGAGGACCTTCAGGACGCGCTTCACGCTTGCGCGTCAGCTCGGTGTCCTGAGCAAGAGGCTTCCATTTATCAGGACGCCCACCCGATCGGAAGTTCTTTCCGATCGAAGGCGAGATCACTGTCTGGATTGACCTCTTGAGAGGCTCACGCATGGATCGAATGTCCAGGCCGAGAAGGTCAAACTTAGCTGCGATCACAGCAGGTGTAGGGATGAACGTGACCTCTACGCCACGAACCTTTCCCGGAGCATTGCCTACGACAAGCCCGCTGCCTGTGATTGCTGGATCTGCCATTAGAACCTCGAACCCATGCGAAACTTGATGTCCTCGCTGCCCATCCGTCCGACTGTATTTCCAAGTGCATCGTACACTTCGCCGCCACTAGTTAGTGTACTTGGGAGGTAGTCGGGGTTGTTAGGCTGCTCGAACACTGTCTGCTGATCGGAGTCGATAAGGTTGATTATGCCGCTCTCAATCCCTGAGACCAAGTTCTCCGCCATCTCTTCAAGGCGGACCGCGTATTTGTTCTCGTCCTCAGCAGTGACCTCTGAATACTGCCTGTAATAGATCCAAGCTGCGATCAGCATCGACTCCGCAGCTGTTACCAAAGCGGGAGTCGATGCCTGATCTACCCAAAGAGTGATATCGTACACACGCCCAACGCGGGCGAAGACGAGATTCTTTGCAGCCTCTTCAAGTGCAGGATCAAGACCACTTGCAAGACTAGGAGCAGACTTTGTCGCTTCGAGCCATCCTTGGACCTGCTGAAGAAGTGTGAGGGCAGATCCCATGGCTCAGCTCCTACTTGCCAGAGGCGTTGGAACCCTTGGCAGCCGCTCCGGCTTCGACGTCCTTGTCCTCACCAAGAGGCTCGTCTTCAGTGACCTCGACGGCACCGACGCTCAGCAAGTCATCGAGCTCCTGCTCCGACATCGTCCCATCGGGAACGAGTTCGCCTGCCTGGAAGTGAAGCGTCGCTTCACCAGCGCCGTGCACAATGTGGGTAGTTGCGTAAGTTGCCATTGTTCTCCTTAGTGGTTTCCGACTGAGCGGCTGACTTCTTGCAGGTTCGTCCCGTCATACACAAACGTGACGAAGTCAGTGTAGCCCGCGACGGTGCTCGTCACGGGGGCGGTCCCGCCAGCAAACTTCGCTGAAGCGGGCCACGCCACCGTGTGAGTACCACCGGCTCCCTGAACAATGCCGACCTTCAACTTCTGCCCCAAGGACAGGTTGTTGATGACCATGGACGTTGCATTGGCTGTCAACGTTGCGACGATTGTGTCACCCTTTGAAGCATCCAGAGTCAGAGCGCCATTGGCTGTCAGCGCGACTGTCTGTAGGGTGTTGATCGGAGACCGACCAACGAAGAGGCCGCCGATACTGAAGTACCGCCGACCTGTCATCTTGTTGATAGCCATGAACCCTCCTACGCCGTTGCGTTCTGGATGATGTAGCCGGCGATCGAGAGGCCACTGCCGTCGACCGCAACCATCTTGAGGTCGTAGCGACGCGAGACACGGATAATGTCCGACTCACGCTGCTCTTCCCGCCAACGCTTCACGACCTGGGGAGTGTTGCCTCCGTAGCCGAAGGTGAACTCGTACCCGAAGGCAGGAATCTTGAGGCCAGCTCGAGGAGGCACGTACGCCATGATGACGTTCTTGCCCCACAGGTAGGTGAGGCTGGCCGTCTGTCCAGGGTTCGCCGTCGAGTTGTAACCGACGCCTGGAACCACGATGTTGGCGATCCCGACCACCGAAGCGATGATCTCAGGAGTGACGATGCCACGTTCCGAGTACTTGATCCGCTCGATGAAGTCCGGGTGGTCCTCCAACGTCGACATCACTAGGTACGGGATGATCGCAAGGTTGGGCTCGAGGAAGATCTGACCATGCACAGCTCGCACGCCCGTACGGAGATCCCCGATCGGGTTCGAGTTCACATAGTCACTCCACTGAGCCGTTCCCGACAGAGTGACCTGCAGGGCCGAGTTGTACGTCCCTGGAGCTGACACGAGGTTGTAGATGTTCAACTCCCTCTGCAACAGTACCTTCGAGGTCACCAGCTCAGCGCCGTCCGTGTCAGGTGACAACGGGCTGTCGGCGTTCTGACGCTCCTCGTCTGTCACTGGGATCTGCAACGCGTGCTCGTTGCAGAAGTAGGTGTCCAGAGAAACGTTCAGACCTGGGATCTCGTTGGCAACCGTGCCAGGAGCTCGAAGGTCACCGAAGGGCTCAGGCTGCCAGGCTTCGTGGCCGAAGATGTAGTACTTGTCGGCCTGCTTCTTGACGGGGACACTCGGGAAGAGCGTCTCACCAACGAAGCCAGAGTTTGGCCAGGCAACGCTGATGTTCGTGAGGACGACGTCAATGTGAACATTGTCGGCGCCTACTGGGTTGTACACTGCCATGGTTCAACTCCTCTATGGGTTGTTGGCCTGGACGCCAGGCGTGAGAATGACATCGATCTGGTCGCCCGTCGCAGCGGACGCACCATCAGCGATGCCGATGATGTTCTGGTTCGCAGTGGCTGCCGCAGCGATCACAACGGTACCATCACCGTTCGAGATCACTCGAGAGCCAACTGCAATCACACCTGTGGCGATGCATCGTGAGATGCCCAGGATGCGGACATTGACGATGCGGGCAAGAGCGGCGTAGTCCTTCCCACCACTCAGCGCGCTCGACGGGGCGGGAACGTCTTCCTGGCACACGCCAAGACACTTCTCACCCGCAGCACTCGATACCGCGACCTGTGGGTTCGTGGTTGCAGCACCCGTTCCAGTCCGCTTCACGAGCTGGAAAATCTTCGGGTACTGACTCGCGCCGAGCTGGTAGCCCTTGTCGAGTACGAAGTTTGGACCTGGCATGTCTCCTACTTCCTTGAACCGGCGTAGGACTCTTCGCGGTATGCGGCGAATCCATCCGGGTCAGTCAGGGCCACTCGCGTGGCAGCTTCGGCGAAACCGATCTTCTCGTCCTCGGCCAACTTGGCGACCGAGGCGGTGAACGTCTCTCCAGGCGTCTTGCCGCCGTTCTCGGTACGACTCTTACCCTTCTCCGAGAGGTCGACGAGACCAAGCTTGGTCATCTCACCGATGAGAGCCAGGACACGGCCACCGGCATCTTCGGACAAGCTTGCGACCAGGTCGCGCGCCTCGTCACGGATTGCGGGCGGAATGGCGAACTTACCCGTTTCGTTCATGGCATTCAGCTTGACGGTAGCCTCCGACAGCTTGTGCGCCAGGCTCAGCTCGTCAAGACGGCGATTGCCAGCTTCACGCTCAGCCAGCAGAAGACGAACGGTCGGGTCAGTCTTCGCGAGCTCGGACAGTGATGCCGTCATCTCTTCGGTGGTCTTGCGGGCAGCCTCTTCAGCGTCCTTCCGAGCCTGCTCGTCGACCGCGTCCTTCTCAGCCTTCAAGCGAGCGGCCTTCGCCTCGTCGGTCTCTTCCACAGGAGGAGCGCCGCCTTCGACAGCTGCCTGCACTTCCTCGTCGGTGGCGGTCTCACTCAGCTTGTACAGCTTGATGAGTCCCGCCTTCAGCTTGGGATCCATACTTCCTCCAGTTTTGGGTGGCTTGGATACAACTATGTCAGAAAGATTGATTGGCATGATGTCTTTGATGAAGGGGCGATTCGTGAGAGCCCCACCGAACATCACGTCCTTGTGCTTCATCTTAGTCTTAGGGTGCATCCACTCGTTGGCGAACTCCGCACTGAAGTACCTGTACTCGCCCGCCTTGAGTGCTTGGTACGCTGGGCCGGTAAAGTCAACACGCACCCAGAGACCCTTCTCGCCGCGATCCTCAGCCGCACGAATCCATCCAGCAGCTTTCGTGTCGAGCAACTTGTGCTCGTAGTCAACATCGAGGTCCTGCTCCCGTACATTCTCGTTGAAGTTCCGAACGAGGTTCGCCACTTTCGCAGGCGTGATGTCGATTGTACCATGGAGTGGGTGCTCGTATGTCCCCAACGGCAGGTACTGAAGCCAAACACCTTGTGCGCTGGAGAACTGCATGCCCGTGAGGTCAACGTGAAAAGCGAGAGTGTCTCCACCTACCTCTGCAAGTTGGACCGTTCGCTCGAGCTGCATCTTATCTCCTATAATATAGAGGTCCGAGAAGAACCTCTAGAGGGCACTATTAGATCAAACGGCTGTCAATAGGGGAGTAATGACTGAGGCAGCGTAAGTATGCCCCGCATCTGACCAGTGGATATCGCTGAGATCACCAGGCATTGTACCTCCGGCACCGTCACTTCCACCATCGCCCCAGCCACCCATTGCCTGCCATGGTGCATGTACGTTGCGCGCAATGGGCCAAAGGTTAATAAACATGGCTCCGTACATTTCACACATCTGCCTAACAGTATAGCTAAGCTCAGGCCAAATAAGTTGACCGTCAATGTGTTGGCCTAGAAGAGGCAGTTCCCACATCAGATCGCAGTAAGGGTTGGCTCGTCTTGCCATCTGGAATAAAAAGTGCATCAGGATATATACTGTTGAAGGTACTGTTCCAAGAGGTGTATCGTTCCCACCAAGCGAGCAGATAAATAGATCAGGCGTATTAGCTCTGGGAGTACCTACCCAACCATCGACGCAAACTTGATTGCCTGGAGTTCCTACAAGACCGCAAGGAGGTACGATTACCATTGCCTGTGCTGAAGCTGAAGTGGAAGCTGAAGCTGTCGCGGTTACCTGCGTAGGCGACACTACCGCCTGAATAGTCGTTCCCACAGGGAGATCTGTTGCGAGAAGTGCCTTGCCTTCTTCTCCGGCTTGCCAGTTGGCGGTAGCTGAACGTACCGTAGTGGTACCGTTAAATACTGCGTCTGCAACTTGTCTCGACCCTACACCACCAATGTTGCCTGCAAGCCCATAGTAAACAGGAAGAGGTGAGTTGCCCGAGCTGACTGTAGTTTGGGGGATTAAACCATCCTGGAAGATTTCGCCACTACCCCCGATTCCGAGCGAGCGGCCCCAACGAGAGAAGTTCCAACCGACAATGCCTGTAGCATTACGACCACATATACCGCTAATCTGACAACCCGTTGATGAGTTCTGCATAATCACGACTGTATGGTTACCTGCTGATAGGCCTGAAATGGTTAAGGTACCAGGAGCGAAGATTGTAGGAGGTGGCACAGTAGCGCGTAGTACACCATCTACAGTGACAGTGAATCCTCCAGTGCCAGAAACATTCTGGTAGAAGATATCAATCGTAGTGCCGCGGACAAAGGCATCAGTGAGTGTACTACCCATCGCACCGCCAATAAGTGTTGCGTCATTCATTCCATATGATCCAAATGTCCACGTACCTGTTATGGTGAAGATTGTGGCAAGACCTGGGCTAATCGTAAAGCTGGGGGTATCGATGACAGAGTGGAAGCCACTACCACCGTCACCATACTTTGCTTGCAGGGCAGCGAAGATCTGCTGTACATAACCCTTAGTCAATAGATTGGAGGACTCGTAGCCTTCAGATAACGAGTCACCTACCCAAACAACGTTGACCTGACGAGTAGCTGCAGCTGCTCGAGAGATATTCCACCCGCCTAAAGAGCTACGACCCCAATCAGATGGAGCCCAGATGCCTGTTGGTAGCGACCCCTCTTTGATGGGCGCATGACCTAAAGAGTCTAACGACCCTACCCCATGAGGTGCACCTTTTTGGCTTAACGGTATACCCGGCGGATCAAGTAGACCCACTACAGCAGCTCGCGGATATTGACCGATATGTTTGTGAGGGTCGCAGGCTGAGCTGCGTTAGACGTCTCGAACACGATGTCAGCCCAATACGTTGTGCCGGGAGCCAGTGCAGGCGAGAAGTTGCCTACAAGGACGAACTGGGCGCCATTACCTACATAGTCGGATTGGAATGTTTTTGTGCCATCGCCAAAGCCCTCGATGCCACTCCCAGGCTCCGCTACACCATTTGCTGGCGGAGTACCAGTTCCAATCACACCTGTAACCCTAAACGTCGCAGTTCCTGGAGTACCGTTTCCACCCATACCTGTAATGGTAATAAGCATCTTACCCGTCTTTACAGGAGTGAACTCTTCGGCAAGACCTGCCATAACACCTGTCGTACTCGAACTTCCCCCAGGGTTTGCTGGGAAGTCGACAATCTCAGTCATCAGCCCTGTGGATGAACCATCCGATAAAGCCTGGAACCCTGACGTCGGAATAACTACTCCACCGGCAAGGTGATGCGCGCCGTAAATATTCCGACTGTAGTTAGCGGGCACAGATGGAGGCCAGAAACTCGGGTTGTCCGTAGTGACACCCCAAGCATCCAGAGGAATGACAGAACCGGGCGACCCTGATACAGCCATCGCAAGAATAGTGTTATGGGCTACAGTTGAGTAGTACCCGCCCGTTAACTTCAGCGGGCCTGCCGCGTCATACTGGATAATCGCCCCAGCAGGAATACCAGCACCAGTAGGTGTGTATCCAGCAAAGTAGCATTCAAAGAGGTGGGCACCAAAGAACCCACCAATGTAACCAACATTCAATGCTTGGTTACCATTCTCGCCCCGAATACCTTCAAAGTAAGTAGGACCATTACCATTATGTGTGATCTTAATATCAGCAGTCGAGATATTAGAGAAGCCACCACCAAACCAGGCACAATCTGCACCACCTAAATAAATACCGTAGGCAAACGAAGGTGCAAGAGGGCCTGTAGAAGTTCCAGCAATGCAGTCGCGCCAGGTATTTGCTAGCACATTACCTGATGTACCATTACCTGCGAGGTATGCAGCTGCTGAGATTCCGCTTCCAGAGTTGTTCAGTGCTAGACACCTACTGAATAACACATCGGCAATATCCATTGTGCCAAAACCTGGATGATCAGGACCGAGAGCAAAAGCTGCTGCAGGCCCTGTGGAAGTAAGACTTGGAGGCGCTGCAACTGTACAACCAGACTCGTATACTACCTGCACGTCATCAAACGTACAACTCTCAGCCGACATAGATGATGCGCCACTCACACCTGTAATCCAGTAGGGTGCTACATCTTCAACACTGATACCAATACCTTGTAGCCACGCGGCCGCACCTGTCTGCTTAATACCCCAGGCGATCTGAGTTGAGAAGTTGAGTGTGATCTGACTAAGAACAGAGTTAATACCCTTGATACATGACCCTGCTTGACCCTGCGTGAGAGCGTTTCCACTGCCATCTACAGAAGTGATTGTCCAGTTCCCGAAGCCTACGTAGATGACATAAGCACCACTCAGCGCTTCAGCTGTTGTAACTGCGTGTTGGATGGTACTAAACGGTGAATCCTTGTCACCACTATTGGAGTCAGACGCTTTCGAACCTTTCGAAACCCAGAACTCATTTGGCTGTGTATTGGCTGAAGACGCACTTCCGAGAGGTACAAACGAGCCGGTAAGAACTCCGCCTACCTCAACCCAGTCACCAGGTGTAAATGCTCCTCGTGCTGGTACGCCACCAATAGGAGCCTGCCAGATAGTGCCTGCGTTAGATACCTCAGTACCTGCTATCGGATAGGCAGTTCCTGCAACCCAAGGGCGAATAAGCATCGCCGCAATCTGTTGACTAAGTGTTGTAGTTGTCGAGTCAAACAGTGCACGACTAACGCCTGGAGGATCAAGGACTCCCATTAGGACACGACCAGTAAGGGTTGCGCAATCACAGCACCTTCAGAATCGCGCGTCACTTCAGGCTGAGTTATAGTCAAGAGCCTCCCTACCACAGGGGAATAGGTGACATGATACGAATCTGTTGCGCCGGGGAAGTCAGTTGACAAGACGTCTGCAGTATATTCACCTGAGGTACCATCAGGCCATACGACATCAGCACTAGTGATTGCCTCATTTCCGTCGCGAGTAGCTGTAGTCACTTCAAATGCCTGCGCAAGCGTCCAAGCAATGATATTGACTGCGAGAGCTGCTGCGATTGTAAGGTAGGCGGCTAGTGAGGCAGCTGCGGGGCCAACAAGCGCTGGAGGTGCTCCAGATAAGTCAATGACGCCTGCAGGAGCTTGATCCGCAGCGTCCAAGTTGACAACAGTCGTACCTGGAGGCCATTGACCTGCTGTAAAGAACCCTTTCGGACCATATAGCAGCTTATGCGCGGTATCTAGATACCAGTCACCATCAACACCTGTGCCTGCGACTGGTGGAATCACACCAAAACGAAGCGTACCGTGAACTTCTGAAGCCGAAGCAATAATGCTGAATGCAGGATAACTTGACTGGTTGATCGCAGGTGAGATTGTGAATGAGGTACCCTGTGGACTTGTAGTGGTATCATCGTTGACTGGCACGACTATAGCAACAGTTCCATTGGCGTCGAAGGTCATTGTAGCCTTGCCCTGCGCCATAGTCAAGTGTGTCTGGTCACTAAAGGATCCAGTCAGCTGCGCGCCTACAGAACCTGAGGCAGGATTGAAGTCAATATCAATAACACGCCAGAAAAGGATTACAGGTGTAAAGGGCACTTAGCCTCCCGACCGATCGCCGCCAGCGTTACCTGCACCTGCTTGGCCTCTGCGCTTTGGCTTTGCCGTTGTCTGTCTTGGGGGTCCGACCTTAGGAGGTGCCGGCGGTGTAAGTGCAGGGACGCCCTGCTTAGCTTGGCCAGGATTAGAAGGGTCAGGAACCTCTGGCACTCCTAGAGGTGTATTGTTCTCACCAGTGACAGGGGTGTCGACCGTAGGTATGTTTGGCATGCCCGGAATGCCTCCAGGTAGTTGCGGCATTTCCTGGACGCGAGAGGTGTCTGGGTCGATTCCGGGAAGATCCATCTCATCTCGAATGTAGTCCTCAAGAGCGGCATCCGGAACAAGAACACCAGCTCCGATGAAGTTCCGAATTGCGAAGCTAATGGCTCTCCAGTCAACTGCATCACCAATCCTTCTGACACGGAGTTCTGGGTAGGTATCGATGTTCTTCCAGTTGTAGTCAACGAGCTCTGGGATTGCGTGCTTATTATGCACGTCTCGAATGGTCTCAGCTACGAAGCGTGTTGCCTTGTAGAACATCTCCTGCGGGGTCTCACCTGAAGACGACGACGAGTTAGTCAGGAACGGTGCGAGAACGTTGATCGCGATCTGGTCGTTATGGTGGTTGATCGACTCGATGGCTGAAGTAGGCTGGCCCTTCAGTTCTGCGAAGTCGATTTCCCAGTTCGGCGGAAGCACGACATGAGCCTTCTCATTCGTACGCAGATTCGACCCGAGGTCGTTGGCAATGGTCTTGTCATCATTGGAGAATCCAGGAGGGAGCTTGATGATGGGGATTCCGATTCCATGTCGCTCTTTTTGGATCGCATCGATCTTGTATAGGTTCTCTTTGAAGTACCAGTGTTTGTATGCCGATCGAAGTACGCTAATCCCTTCAAGGTTACCTGCCTCTCGATCGAAGGACATGACCAGCAGCTTGCTGATAGGAATAGGTACACCTTCAGCCTGTCCAGGCGTATAGAACCAGGCCTCTTCAGGTCCGCCGTTGTCGTCGTACTTCCACTCCAACACATCCATCGGGTGACGTGGAGCAAGCTTCTTCCAAATAATCTTGCCGTTGCCGCTTGGATGGAAGTCAAAGACCTTCTCAAACATGTAGTAACCGAAGTCAAGACACAGTAGGGATTCGATCAACATTTGTGACCATGAGATCGTCATCCACTTGAAGTAGCAGTCCTCGATGTACTCGGCGATCTTCACGTCCTGCTTCGACTGTGATGCAGGCTGAACGAACCATCGAGCTGCCATGACAGGCGTCTTCATCATGCGAAGTGAGGACCTCACCATCGCATCGTTGCGTCGCATCTCGTCGTACTTCCGCAGACCTGATTGACCCCGCAGTTGGGGGTTGTAGTCCTGTCGAAGGAAGTTCAACCAGATCGAGGTACCTGTGTAACCAATCTCGCCTGCAGGAGCTCTTCCATCATTCTGCTCGTGCTTGGAAGCTGTCAATGAAAGCTGAACTACAGCCCTCTCACGCGCCTCCTGCAAAGTAACAGGACGATCAGGACTTCTGTCCTCAACAAAGATCGCAGGTCCAATCTCTGTCTGAGGCGCAATCTCTACCAGCTTGTAGTTGCCTGCTACAATGATGTCCTCGAGGGCTGGCTTAACTACCTCGCGCTGGAGACGAGCCATAGGGCGCTCCGCGCGACGCAGTTCCACAGGGCCTACTCTCATGCTAGAACCTCATTCCAGTTGTGAAGTAGCCTTGACTCGCACCTTTGTCAACGGTCTCGAGATCAGACTTGCTGTACAGTTCACTCAGGTGATGGTTCACTCCAAGCTTAAAGAGGTGCATGAGTCCATATCGAATGGCGTCGAGGGTGTGGTCGTCCTGTTTTTGAGCTGCCCCTCTTGCGCCACTCTCGTTAGGATTCTGGCCGCGTGTGATATCGACAGAGCGGTAGTTGGCGAACTCTCTAATAGTGTTGCGGCATGAATGGTCGATGAACAGTTTGGGTCTGTACAAAGGTGTACCGTATTCATCCAGTTCCCCTACTTGGTAGGACTTGAGGAAAGTCTTGACAAGGTCGATGCCCTCTCTCCAGTTGATCTTCGCTTCTGGCAGAGCGTAGCACGGGATGAACTTCTGCGTGACAGTCGCAGCCGCTTCAGGGTCAGCTGCATCTCCAAAGGCCAAGTCGAGGTGGTATCCGTCAGGCCTTGGACGCGCCTTGAGGAGCTCACAATGTTCCTCCACTCTCGTGTACGCTTGGTAGTGCTCGCGCCAGATGTACACATTGTCCCAGGCATCGACCATGAACTCGATTGCGGCTAGTGGTTGAACAAAGCCCCAGTCGAAAGTAATGTAGTTCTTCCAAACAGGATTGTAAGGGATCCGAGTGACGTGAACAGCTTCGTCGAACTCACCGTAGATTTTGCCTACGAAGGATCCGAACTCGGCAGCAATCTCCTGCATGAACCACTCATGTGTCTGTTCTTGCGACAGTGAGATGATCTCAGGGTCTTCTCGTCCGAGGGGGAAGATAGCTGTATTCTCCCAAGAAGGGAAACGCCAGGAAGCCCAGTCAGTGAGGTCTGGGTTCTGCCCGAGCTGCCAGATATTATATAGCCAGTTGAAACCCTCTGGCGTAGTAGGGAAGGCAGCGCTACCTCTGCGGTCAGTAAGAGAAGGACGAATGTAGCGCTCCCAAGTCTCCTGACGATGCTTCGCCGCCTCAGACATGATGACGTGGGAGAGCTTCTCACCAACCAAGTTCTCTGGGTACTCCGCACTGCGTACCTCGATTCGGGTCTGCCAAGGGAACTCAATGTACATGTCACCCGAGCGCTTGTTGAATGCCTTCTTGATTCGCTTGTCACGCCCAAGCTCACGCCCAACTATCAAGTCATCCCAAATGACTCGGAACTCCTTCTCGCCTAGGTCATACGTCGGGCCTACGATCCAGGTGCGCCGATCAGGTTCGAAGAGTCGTGGCTCCTCATCACGAGCAGCCATCGTCGACTTGCCGTAGCGACGACCGCAGACAGGAATCTTGAACCTCGAAGGTGACCGATGATACAACCACTGACCCTTGTGAGGAGTGTAGTTGATCGCACCAAAGAACGAGTCCCTGTCTATTGCAGTCGGCATTACCCCTGCCACGTCCCGAGGTTGGCAAGCATGAACTTGACAAGATCATCTGTAGGCGTCGCATCGATGGATGCTTCGCCGTGGTCGCCGTGGTTGGTGATATGTACAGGCCCACCAATCGCTGCGCCGAAGGCTTGCACTGTTGCGATCGGGATTACTGTATCACCGTCGGAGCACCACATCTGCCAGGGAAGGCCTCTTAGACCCGCCGCCAACCCCTTGATCTCGGCGCCCGCAGGTAGAGCTGCAGGGTAAGTAACTCCCCATGCAGCGGCTATTGAGGCAGCCTGCGCAAGAGCATTAGTCGAGTACAAGTTGCCTACATCACAGAGACCTATGATGCCCGCTATACATGCTACGTTAGCCAGGTGCGCATTGGCATACTGGATCGCATTGTCGTGTCCCATCGAAGCGCCTACGAGCCCCATCGGACCGTTCTTCGCACCTGCAGCGATCAGGGCAGTTCGAGCGGCGGCAATAGCATTCATCGCAGTTGCATTACCCCACGTCTGAATGCCTCCAAGGTCTGACACCATGATCGGCCAGTGCTTAGAGAGGGCCGTGATCAGGTTGAACTCACCAAAAGTGTTTACAGGATCCATGATGCCAAAGGTTCCGTAGCCACCCAAGTATCCTGTACCACCATGCAGGTAGATGATGCCAGGTATAGTCCCATCACCCTTGAACTTGAGCGGAGTGATAAGGACTGAGTTGTCAGCAGCAGCAGTCACTCCGTGGGCGTAAGTCGATCGAGTCAACGAGTTAGCCCTGTTCGATTTCTAGAACGAGAGGCCCGTTAGCGACGGTGCTTCCATCACTGAAGGCATTCGCAGTAGCATTCGCCTGCGTCAACTTCACCTCATAGGTATGGCTACCTGCAGCTGGGCTGAAGGTACGTCGACGGGAGATGCTCATGAACTCAAGTCCAACCGCCTGATTCAGAATTACCTGGTCGATCAATGTGCCGTCCTGGAACAGCGCAAGCCCAACACTCTTCGCTGTGGTACTGTGGTATACAGTACCTGAGTAGAAGATTTTGATCGGTCGAGAGGTCACAGGGATAGTCACGGATAGGCCTCCACCAAGTAAACTGATGGGAACTATGCTTGCACCAAGAGTCGTGATAGCCGTGTTGACAGCGGTTGCCAGAGTCGTACCTGGGGCAACGCCAGGAGAGGCGCCTGCGCGGACGCCCATCAGTTCGTCAACCCAACGACGCTATAGGTCGGGGTGCCTGCAGAGATCAAACTGACCTGCAGGTTCTTGACACCCTGCTCGAAGTCCAACTCCTGCACAGCGCCAACGCCTGCCGTGAGCACCATCGTGTTGTCTCCAGCGACAGTCGCTGCTGGCGGAGCAGACCCACTTGATGCGTACGTGAAGTTGATCTCAGACGTGCCCGATCGGTTGATGATGGCGAACTTCCTGAACTGGCCTGAGATAGTGACCGTGTCGACGGTAGCAGCCACAAGCGTACCGTGATACGCCTGGGTCTTAGTTGTCGTGACGCCGGCCACTACTTGCCCTTATTGGCTGAACCAACTTTGCCGGGGCCGCCGCTCTTGGGGTTGTAGCCCTTGGGGGTGCCAGCACGCTGCGTGCCCTTGACGACCCCAGCCTTGCCATTGGGCTTCATGGTCGCACCAGCAACGTTGCCAGTCGCAGCCTTGTCGGTCTTGCGGCCGACGCTGACCGCCATGTTGCCCTTCGAGGTCTTGTTCACAGCCTTGCCGGCCTGGGTACCTGCGAATCCCTTCTTGGCGTTGTTCCCACTTTGGGTGCCCGACATCTTCTTGGCACCGCCTTTGTACATTCCTGGAGCTGCCATCTTCTTGGTTCCCTTCTTGGTTGTGGTTGCCTTACGGCGACGACTATTCGGAGTGGCGCTACTCACTTCAAGCTCTGTACTAATCCCGTACACCATTGTTGACCCCTTACCCACCCTCCCTAAAGACGACCGCGCTCGTCAGAAGGGCGTCTCTGTTGTCGTCAGACGTTATCGTCGACTCCGTTCGCGGCTTGTCCTACAGGGTTGGATGGTCGCTGCGTGATCTTCTTGGTGCCCACACTCTTCATACCACGCTTCATCGGCTTCTTGGCGGGCTGCACGTTCTTCAGTCGAGGATTCGCCTTCTTCGCAGCTGGACTGGCCTTGCGAGCCGCATTAGCGAGCGCCCCAGCTGGTACACCCTTCTTGACAAGAGCGGCGAAGCCTGGGTGCGCAGCTGGTGCGGATACCTTCACAGTCTGCCCAGGCGCCTTGCGCGTACCCTGAGTCGGCGAAGGCTTCGGCAGATTCCCTTTGTAGGATCCGGGCTTGGCCATCTAGATAGCTTGCCCAGGCTGTGCGACTGGCTCGACAGGTAGCGGCGTCGATGGCGAAGCATCAGACCCTGTGGTACCGTCAGCAGGGACGGCTGCTGAACCGGTTTCCACAGGGCCTGATGCCTCTGGACCAGGGGAACTAACGGCACCGCTGGCGTCAGTTCCCGTGGCGACTTGGTCGGGCTCGGGCTTTCCCTCCAACTTGTCGATGAGGTCCTCACCCTTCTCGATCAGGCTCTCGGCTTGGGCGGCTCGCGTCTGGATGTTAACTGCAAGCGTGTTGCCGACTCCATCAGGGTTCAAGTGCCCCGAGATCGTAACCAGCGCTTCCTTGCCCGCACCCTCGAGCGCACCAATGGCGCCACCGTGTATGAACCCTTCCGCGGCAGCACTTGCAAGCTGTGCCAGGTCGTACGAGTGCAGGAACCCGTACGCCTCGCCCCAACCCTTCTTGGCGCCGTCGAAGGCTTCCTTGACTGCGTCGTCGAGGATGTCTCCTACCTTGTCCTCTTCGATGTGGGCCTGCTTGATCACTGCACTCAGACTAAACGACATTGGCGCGGTACCTTTCTTGTTCTGGTTGGTTATGTGTGGCGGTATGAACGTGAACGGTGGAGTTGAAATGGCAATCAGATCGTGAACAACAGGGCGAGAGGCAACAAGGTCATGAACAGTGCGAGCAAGGTGATGAACAAAGGTGTGAACGGTGATGTGGGTGGAGGCTTAAGCTGGCTAAGCAGGGCGATCACGAACGCCAAGGCACCACAGGTCGAAGAGAATATGAACAGCCAAGCCGCTGCTGTCAGGTTGATCGTCGGTGGCATCAGCTATCTGCCCCTCCACCTTGCGCTCTGCCCGATGTGATCTCGATGGCCTCGTTGATCAAAGCCTGCAGCGGGTCCAGCGATGGGTCTGAGGTGGTGTCACCTGCACGACCCAGGACTCGCTCGACTACGTACTTGGACGCGTCTAGGCGGACTCGCTCATTGTCGCTGTACAGCGCGGTGTGTATGATTGACTGGGCAGCATTGGCCGCGTTCTCTTTGAACAGCGCTGTTGCCGCCTTGAGCGTGTCACCCTCGTGCATCAGGATGGTCTCGTCCTTGAGGCTAGCTAGAGCACGTTCAGGATTCCACTCTTGGCCCAATGGCATCGCGCACCTCCCTCTTCTGACCTTGTTCTGACCTTTGTTGATCCAGGTCATTGTGAACTATCGCTCGATGCCCCTATTATATATAGCCTCGATGTACCTTCATAGCCGTCAATGTTAGTATACGTGTATATACCTAAGGGTCTGTATCAAAACCCTCGTAGGACCCTCGGCCCTAGAAAAATTGATCGCTTAGAATGTATAATATAGTTACAAGATCAAAACAAAAAGAAAGGAAACAGAACAAAATGGAAACAGAAACAGAAGAGATCCAAAAGGAGATTGCACAGGAGTTCGTAACTCCTTACATGATCTCGAAGATGTTGAAGTCTTCGGGAATCGAGCGGAAACCGCAGCAGATGTATACGTACGTACGCAATAACTTGATTCCGAGTGAAGTTGTCGGAACTCAGCGTCTAGTCAAGATCGAAGACGCAGAAGCATTCGTAGTCAAGTTCGTCGCGAAACATTCGAAGTAGAAAGGAACAGAACGAAATTAGGAAAGGATACGTATGCGCCTTTACTAGGGCATACGTATCCTTTCCTAGTAGAGAAAGGACACGGAACACGCCTATACGAAGTAATGCAAAAGGTGTGTATGTCGCATCACGAAGTAACAGCATTTGCAGTATACCACCTCCAAACAGTGATTTACTGTTACCACAAATAGAAGGAGCAGTTTCTAGAAACAGGGCCCTATAGAAGTACTTATAAAGGCCCCGTGCAAAGTCCTTATAGGTGCTATACAATACCTATAGACAACACAAATGCAATACCTAGACAAGGAGTCCTATATGAATAGTAACTGGTACGTAAGTACTAAAGAAGTCCGTGTAAGTGACCGCTGGAAAAGGACTACTACACGGTACGCCGTAATCAAGCATCAGGAGAGGTCCTTAAGGACAAGGACAGCCGACTCCACAGGAGTTAGAAGAGATTCTGACCCAGAGGAGAAGGGATCCAAACAGGGGTGTCCCTTATTCCATACTGACCATGAAAGGACGCCCAGTTCTTTAGGAATCATAAGTGTTCCGCTAGATATACCCAGTTACTATAGCCCTATAAAAAATCGCTCCTCAAAGAATCGTAATCCACGTGGAGATGGGTATAAATGTAGGAGCTTCTTATAACGATCGATAGATTTTCCAGTATACCTGGCGTATATATACGATTACCTTGGAAATAAAATGACATCCCAGGTAAACACATATGTCGAACTGTCATTTTACTTATATATAAGTAGTTACTATATTCCTATGTTTATATAATACTCATCCTCCAGAATTTTTGACCGGTAAGTAATTTCGGACCGCTACCATGTAACCTTAGGAGTAGGGCGCGTAGGAGAATAGTAACTGAGGAACTCCAGAAATATGCTCCCGTAAGTTATACTTGAACCACTTAATGCGCCGACCCACAGCACAAGGAACAGCACAAAGGAACCAAATAAAGACACCTTAGAAAGAGAGCATAACGGACCAGCACCCAAACAAACTGGCAGACTACCAGGCCATACAACCGGACCTGAACGCTTCCATTATATAGCATCCTTGCAATGAAGCCAAGTGCGCTATATAATAGAAGTAACAGCCAATCCACCAACATACTCGTAACAAACAACAGAAAGGGACACAATGTCACAACTACAGCCGGACCCAACTGAACTGGAGTTTACAACGGTGAAGTTCTGCCCGGCATGCTCATCGGACAATATCCAGACGCATCCTGACAACGAAATGTACCAGCTTAGCCTACAACTGCCGGAGCCCTCGTTTGACGAACCATTGAGTCAGATGACCGAAGAGGCCAACGCCCTGTGGTTGCAGTGTGCAACGTGCCAATTCGAGTTCCAGGAGTTCGACGCGTACACCTCGACAAGGGAGCTCAGTGATGCCTTCGGAAACTGACCCACCAACGGGTCCAACTGAGCCTGGGGATCCTAGGCTAGAATACCGCTACAACCTCAACTACAACCGGGTCCAACAGATCGTTCTGATTAAGGCGTTGCGCGGGTTCGTTCTTGACATGTTGGCGGAAGCGGATTCTGCATCGGCAAACGGCCTAATGGATGTCAAGGACGAGTGCATACGCTGTGCTGTACAAGCACAGACCCTAGCAGAACGTATGGACCCTATGCATGAGGAGCCGCAATGGCCGACCGACCGACTAGAACCGCCAACAAATGGTACCAAGATACTATTCATTGAGACGCACTTCGTGTTTCGCTGTGACGGGCACAACTGCCTCTTGGAAGGTAGCCCTTGCTTCACTCTTGCTGACTTCACTGAGTATGAGTACGAACTCGACCTTTCAGACATGGTCTGTATAGGCGCCGAGGAACTGGTCCAAAGATGGATACAGGAACGAGATGCTGCTTGGTACGAGAACCCCTCTTTGGTCACGAACAACTATCGGCAAGAGGAGCAGGTGTATGTCGATCAGACTACCGACAACTGTGACTGGCAGGTATATCTAGTTCAGAGGCCGCAGTGATAACACCAACTAAAGAGCATCCTTGATTTAAGACAAACGTTGCTATATAATATAGTAACAAAGCAAAACAACAGAAACCACAAACCAAACAGAAAGGCAATACAATGGCACGCACCGCAACCGACACACCTGACACCGCCGAGGAGACCGAAGAGATGGTCAGCGAGCCCGTGCTCGTGACCGTCGAAGACGTCGCCAAGCTGATGTCGGAGTCAACCGACCCACGGCTGCAGGAGCAGCTGGCCCAGAGCATCGTGAACCCGATCGTGCTGGCGAAGATGCTGGGAGTGAAGCCGCAGCAGATCTACAACCGCATCCGAGCGGGCAAGATCGCCACGGTGACCCAGAACTCGACGCAGAAGATCGTCATTCCGATCGCCGAGGCGCAACGATTCGCGGCCAACTACATGGACCGCAAGGCTCGCTCGCAGGCCAAGCTCGAAGCTGAGTTGGCAGGCGAGTAGTTCGCAACACAAGTCGCTCCCTACCTACAAGA